AAAGTGATGACGTTGTACTAATTAATATTGGCGAAAAAAGTTTAGCAAAATACGGACAATATCCTTTTCCTAGACAATACTATGCTCAAATGGTAGTAGACGTTGCTATAAAGAATGGTGGTGTTTTAGGTTGGACAATTATGTTTCCTGAAAAAGATAGATTTCAAGGAGATGAAAGTTTTGCAGGTATGATGAGTCAGAACGTAATGAACGTTCCAGGTGCTAGAAAAAATCCTGTAAACTATAATGTACTAAGTCAAACTCCAAGTGTAAAAGGAACAAAAAGTACAGGTCCGCATATAGGCACAGGCACAATTGGTCCAGTTCCTGCAAAAGACTATTTGCTTACTTGGCCCAACTTGGTTACTAATGTTCCAATGCTAGAAGTTACAAGTAATGGTAAAGGTGTAAATGCATCAGCACCACAACCAGATAATCAAACAAGAACATATCCATTAGCAATTACTGTGGGAGATAAAATATATCCCTCTTTTGCTGTGGAAATGTTAAGAGTCAAAACAGGTAAACCTAGTTACATAATTAAGACAAGTGAGATAGGAATACAAGAAGTTGCTGTTCCACCATTTGACCCAATAGTAACACAACCAAACGGAACTGCATACATACGTTTTAATAATACATTTACTGAAATAGAATACGAAGGTGCAGAAAGCATACCAGATTTAGCAGGCAAATTTGTTATAGTAGGTGTTACAGCAGAAGGCATTGCAAACCCTGTGCCTACACCAAGAGGAAATCTATATCCACAGCATATACAAGCACACATGCTACAAAATTTTATTGATGGTTCAAATATACAGCGGAGCCAGTTTGCGTCGCTTGTAGAGGTTCTTATAGCATCTGTGACTATGTTATTAATTGCATTAGCAGTATATAAACTTCCTTTACTATGGACAGCACCAATAAGTTTAAGTATTTTAATAGGTATTGTATATTTAAGTATAAAACAATATACTGGTAATCTAGTTTTATTAGACGCAACATTTCCTGTATTGAGTGGTTTCCTTGTATTCACACAGGCGGCATTTAATAACTTTTACAAACAGTTTAAATTACGTGAACAAATCAAGAAACAGTTTGAACACTACCTTGCTCCAGCAATGGTTAAAAAGTTACAAAAAGATCCAAGTCTATTACGTTTAGGTGGTGACACAAGAACAATGACATACTTGTTCTCAGACATTCGTGGATTTACTCCTATATCGGAACAATTTAAAACAGACCCACAAGGTTTAGGTAAACTCATAAACAGATATATGACACCAATGACTGATTTAGTTATGCGTAAAGAAGGAACAATAGACAAGTATATAGGTGATGCCTTAATGGCTATATGGAATGCTCCACTTGATGTAGATAATCATGCTCAGTTGGCAATAGAGACAGCACAGGAAATGGAAGTAGAACTTAAAAATCTTAATAAAGACCTTAAAGAAGACGGACTTATGGAGTTAGGTGTCGGTATAGGTATTAATACAGGCGATGCAGTAGTAGGTAATATGGGCAGTAACCAACGATTTGATTACACAGTATTAGGTGATAGTGTAAACTTAGCGGCAAGACTAGAAGCACAAACAAAAGAGTATGGTGTCTTCTTTATGTTTACAGAGCATACATTAAACCAAATCACAACTCCAGAAAACTTAACAATGCTAGACAAAATTGCAGTCAAAGGTCAAACAGCACCTGTAACAATTTACACTATATTAAAAGACCATAAGTATGCAAGAGTTGTAAATAGGATGGTTGATAGTTATCAAAACAGAGCATGGGCCGAATGTGCAAATCAAATAGAAATTATTAAAGAGCACAACTGGAATAATACATTAGCAGAACTTTATGCAGACAGGATAAAACAACCTATGCCTAAAGGTGAATGGGACGGAGTAGAACGAAAGACTAGTAAGTGATAAATACTACTATGGCACAGAACAAAATACAGCAAAAAGAAGAAGAAGTTTTAATAAAGGTCAGTATTTGGTCTAAGATTAAACATTGGTGGCGCACACTTATTAGAGAAGAATGGGAAATAACCATTTTCTTCCCTGGCGAAACTAGAATGCTGGAAGATGGGACCACAATACAAAACGATGCTCCTAAAACTTATCGTGCTAAAAAAATAAAGAAACTCACAACTAAGCATATAATTTTTACAGACTTATTAGGTGTTAAACACGAAATACGAGTTGTAAATCCTGTTGGGTATGACGTAAGAAAAATATACTAATTATTCGTCTGGCTCCCAATCTTTTATACTTCTAAAAAACAAATAATAGTGCCTAAAATCTTTTAATTGTTGCTTTGCATGAAACAATTCTAATGGCACTCCTTTGCTGTGTTTAATTAACGGAAAATAATATCTTTTTAATATCTTTTCGATTTTTTTAACATCAGTTGCTAAAGCATCTAATAAAATATTATTAAATTCTAAATCTGTAACTAAGTCTATTAACCAGTAATGATAAGGATGTTCGGGGTTATATCTTCGTACAACATCTCGTGTTTGGTAATATAATGCTCTTACAGGATTTATACCAGGACGGTATGAATTCATAACTTGTTTAAATCTAAAACTATCATGTTCTGTGCGAAAATTTTTTATTACACTTGCATAATCGTTTTTCATTGCTTTTTTTACTGAACCAATATTTTCGCCAAGTTTTTGGTCATACTCTTTATAGAGTTTATCAAATATTTTTTGATACTTCGAAGATAACTTCTCATAATAGATATCTTTTATTTCGTCTATTTCTATAGCACCTTCTAGTAGTGTATGTGGAATTGTAGTTGTTCTATCGAACTTGTCTAGTTCAGTGGTTATCCGCAATAGTACAAAATCGATTATTTCGCCTTTGCTCATACTTATATTTATCGAGAATGAATTTCAAGAATAGTGTGTAGTTTTTCTGTTCCACCGTTTTTATTTAGAGTAATATGTGAACCATTATGTAAAGGCCTAGGCCAAACTCCAATATCAATCCAGGCATATCCAGCACTTTCACAATTAAGTGAAGGAATAAATTCTTCGTCGACTACATATACAAAACTGTAATAGTAAAAATTTTTATCTTTGCTTTGATATACGTCTATGGGATTTAATTTTTGTAGTTCTGGAACGAACCCAATTTCTTCGTCTAGTTCTCTAGTAATACATTGGTAAGGAGTTTCTCCGTCTTCAATCATACCTCCCCAAAACCCCCAGGTATTATTAAATCGTTTGTTGCCTTCTCTAAGTTGTAATAAACATCTGCCTGTGTCTTTAGCAAGAAATACAACTCCTGCCGCCGTAGTAGTCATTAAAGTGTCAATCTCCAAAAGGAAGGATTATATTCTCCTTCATAACTACTTATCCAGTTGTTGTTTATCCACCTATACTGTTTTGAAGTAAATGTGTTTTTAACATATTGCTCTTCGCTTATTGAACTAGCATCAAATACTACTATCCAGTTACTGCCGTTATATTCTATTATATCGTTTTCATCGGCATCAACATTCCAATTTGGGTAGCCTGATGCAGTAATTTGTTGAGTAATTAAATACCTTTGTCCAGTTGCTACAGCATCTAATGTGCCATCACCTGGATAATTTTCACGAGGATCTATAATTTTATTTACATCATTAATAGTATTTGTAGGTAATGTGTCTACATCTAAATTAAATATTAATGTTGTAGGAGATGTAGGATGCGATGTAACTGTGCCGACTAATAATCCTAGATCGTTATCACTATCGTTACCTATGTTTAACTTTAGCAAACTTGTTGCTGATAATTTTCCTTGCTGATCTATTATATTAGACCAAGCAATTGGTTGTTCATTTTCATCTATTAGGATTGCACTATTACCTGTGACTTGAACCTTATAATCTCCAGCAGTAACAATTATTTCGAATGTATCAGGAATATTACCAAAGAAATCTGCATAATCTTCGCTGTAGCCTAAATCTGCAATACTACTTGTTGAATGCACATCTGCTATTATCTGCTGTATAATGCTTTGACGTTTAACTTTTGCTGGTGGACTTATCCAAATGGGTGAATTGAATGTTAATGATGAAATGTCTAAACTTTCGTCAACTCCTGCAGGAACACTTCTACTACTCCAAGATATATCAGATAACTCAACTTCAAATACACTTGTCCAATCTAGCGGATTGCTATTAGACTGTAATTGTATGCTTGGATTAAATAGAACAAAAATTTGTTCTAAAATTTGTAATTTTGTATCTGTGTTAGTTGTCCATATATCAACATTAAAGGTTAAGTTATATGGTACCGGCATATATCTTTGTGTAGTATATAAGTTACCTTGAGTATTACTATAAGTATTAGTATCAGCATCATATTCCCTTTCTGCAACCTGTGTTGTGTCTACTAAAAAAGGTTCATGTGTTCTATCTCTTGCTGGCTGAATGCTTTGTATTGTAACTGCAATAAATGGTGCACTATTAATAACGTTTTCAGAATTATTACGCAATATACTTGCAACCATTCTACTACTATCGCCATACCTTGCTGGTACACGATTATAATTTATTCCGTCTTTTGTAAATTCTCTAACTTTAAAATTAGAAAATACTCTTACAAGTTGTATCAGATATCTTTTAATCTGTTCGTCGTACCAATAATCTAAATTCTTGCCTGCCATTAGTTATCCGTTTTTGGTTTTACAACTTTGCTTAAATTTACTCTTTCTGGTTCTGTAGCCCCATTAACCGAAGTAATATTATCGTTGTTTATAAATGTACTTAAAATTCTATTTGCCGCAGACCAAACACCAGTATTATCAGTGCTGACATTAAGCCAACGTGTTCCTGATTTTTTGAATAATCTATTTGGACTAAAGTCTGTTCTTAAAAAGTAATCGCCGTCACTGGTACCGCTTGTAGGAAATGTAGACCCACTGCCTACAATATTTAATCCATTTATAGGTAATCCATCTGCTCCTCCGAAATCTAATCCAGGTCCAGGTTTGTCAGGCACAGAGTCATCAAAATATAGATGTGCTGTATCTCTGTACTGAGGATCATATGGCACATCTTTTTCTGCTTGTTCTAGTAATTTATTACTAATATTAATTTCGTTAGCATAGGTACTAATTAAGTTACGCAAGTCGCCTTCTTCTTTGCCAGTGCCAAGTATATCTCTGTATTCTTGACTGTCTGTTATAGGACCTAGTTTTACTCTCCACAAGTGTGACCACCAACGTGGATCATATCCTTCTGCTGGTCTGCTACCATCTGTAACAACATAAAATCTGTTTATGGCTTCATCACTGCCTAGTAATAAATCATCACGCAAGTGCGGCAGTTCTAAAACATCACCGGGCATAAGTCTACGGCCTATTGCTTCTACCATACTTTCTGTATGAAAGTTCATAAACAAAGTATCATTTGCTAAAAACATACCAAATTGTGTTAAATCGTATGCATCGTTTTCTGCAATATTATATTGACCTCTTAATTCATAGATATCTTTATCGTATTTTCTATCTCTGTTTTCTAGAAATAATAAGTCTTGAATAAAAACTTCATTGTTAGTGCCTGCTTCTGCAGAAGGTCTAGTAGGATCAGAGCCATCGTCTGCTACATTTACGCCTATGTATTTGTGTACATTTACACCAGTACCGCCCGCATAGATATGCTCGCCTACAATTCTATCTGTGAACTTGTAGTCATTCGTTTTTATCGGGTTCCATAAACTGATTCTTGGCATAATGTACTATTTATCAGAATTAATCAGGTGTAGTACTGCCAACTCCTGTATGAACATCAGGATTGTCTATAATTGCATTTCTATTCTTACAATGTTGTACACATGTTACACAGTAACCTGCTTTATCATCTAATTTACCTGACATACCATCAGGCATTATTTTTGTAAACACTTTGTGATTAAGAACATCGTAAATAGAATTATCTTTTGTAACTGTAAGTTCTTTTTCGTATGGACCGTACATTCCTACTAATTGCTCATCTCCCATCACATATTTAGAAGCAGTAAAACAGCAAGGTAATATCATACCATTTGAATCCATAAACACTTCGTGCCTATCTTCATTATTAACCATGCAGTCTATATTTACATTAGAATTTTTTAAATGTTGCCATTGATCTAAATCGTAGAAACCTGGTTTCCATTTAGACAAACTGTACTTTTCATTATGTTCATTTACTAAATCTTCTTCTTTAACGCCATATGGCTTAATAGTATACGCAAGATCGCTGTCTAATTTATTATTAACATCTTTAACTTTTTGGTATACTGGCATTGTTTTGTATACAACATTACTTTCAGTATTCACAGACTCAAAACCAAATGGTTCACGTTCAAATAATTCGATTTTGTATTTGTTACAAAAATTTCTTATTAAATGTACATCTTGTTGATTATGAGCAAAGTTACTGAATTCCCATTTTGATTGAGCACCAGTTTTTATGTATGCTAAAAGATTAGCATACAACTTATCCCATTTAACATTTTTTCTATAAACTTCGTTATTATCGCCCCAACCGTCTATGCTCCAAACTACTCGAGCCCTTCCTCTAGTGCCTTTGAATCTATAGCCTACCCTTGACCAAAATTTTTCGTTTCTTGCACCACCATTAGTTCTAATATCTATTTCTGCATCTGGATTACAGTCTAATATAAAATCTAATATTTCAAAAAGTTCTTGTGCTGATGCAGGATCTCCTTTTGTGCCACAAAAGTTCCATTTACTTATTTGGGAAATAAAATCACGACCAAGTATATGAAAGTATTCTAGACCTAATTCTTGGTTTTTTACATATGGCATAACTTGTCCACCACCATGTGATCTTGGACAAGCAGGGCATTCTGCATTACATCTGTCTGTTACTTCTATATGTACTTGGTTTATGTGTTTGTAATACATGCTATTATTTATCGTAAAAAAATTAAATACATATTTAACTCCGATAAATATTTAGAACGGAGAGGTGGCTGAGCGGCTTAAAGCACTTCCCTGCTAAGGAAGAGTACGGGTTTACTGTACCGAGGGTTCGAATCCCTCCCTCTCCGCCAGAGACAATATGTTTGATATTTTATATAAATTTGAAGGTACACAATTTAACGAGTTGACACTAAGTCAACCCCTATTACCCTTAGAAACTATCTGCCAATTAGATACTTGTTGTAAATATGAATTTAATGTAGTTAATAATTTTGATATTTCGCAAATTAAAAACAACAATATAATTGTTCCTATAGATTATCAAAGTACACCTTTATCACATGAAGGAAGGAACAAATATTTTGGTCCTACAGAACTTGGTATTCGAGTAGAAAATTTTTTACAAGAAGTATATAATTTAACCCTTGCAGATAAAAATGTTATAATAATATTATATACTAGTACTGAACCATTCTTCCATGACAATCATCTTTTTATAGAAAGTATTTCTAACAAGTTTAATAATTTTAAATTTGTTTGTAGTGGATCAGGCGAAGTTAAAAATTTACTTTCAGAAAATAAATTAAGATTTGATAACTGTAAAAATGTTTCGCTTATAAGCAAACTTTGGTATGTAGATAGGGTACAGTATAACACACAATTAATTTATCCTGATCAATGGCTTAATAGGCATTTTAATAATTCTGAAAAAGAACCATCTAGTGACATACCCGAATATGCTACAGTTTATAATAAATTTTTATTAACCATGCGTAATGCTAGGTCCCATCGTGTATTAATGAGTATGTTATTGGAATCAGATCCGTTTGGATTAGAAAGTGTAAGATATAGTAGATTATGGTCATTAGATCCTGGCTACTTAAACAGCATATATTTTGATGAAAACACACAAAGTGAACACAGATATCAAGTAGATTTAGTAACTACGGCAATAAAAGAATTAGTAAAAGAAAAATTGAATGATAGAACATTAGCAGATATACTTAGAGTAACATATAAAACTCCTCATAAATTAGATATGAAAACTATTGCAGAAGTTGGACATCCACCTAAATGGCTTTATGACAATATAGATATTGCTATTATTTCAGGCGGCGAAGGCTCTGGCTGGGGCTATGTAGATGAAAAACAACTTATTCCTATGTATTACAAAGTACCTTTTATAACATTTGGTTGCAAAGGCATTTACGAAGAAATGGAAAAACTTGGTTTTAAAACATATGGAGATCATTGGGATATATCATTTAATACTAAAAATTCGTTGTATGACAGAGTGGTAGGTTGTTACGAACTTATGAATACAATAAAAGAATTACCACACGATGAATATAACACTCTAATAGAAAATACCAAAGATGATGTAGAATACAATTACAATCATTTGACTAGTAGCAATTTTAGACATGTAAGTAATAATAACTTTTTTGGAGAAGTAATAAATGCCTGCTGTTAGAGGTGCTAGACCTATAAGAAATAAAGAAGTTTCTACATTTCACAAAAATTTAAAAGATTTAAAGATACCGTCTATAGAAGAATATGCACACATTTGGAGAGAGTGGCTTAATTATTCTAACACAAAAAGCCTTGAAGGTCTAGATCAATTTAAACATGCAGACTACACGCAAGGTACAAGTCAAACGTTTGATCAGTTTATTTTAAAACATAGTAAAGACAGACAAATTCTAGTACTAGAAGGTGATTTTCAATACCACGCATGTTTAGGAAAACACGTTGATTTTAAATATATAAATCACCCACATCATTTAGAATCTCATTTATTAGGATCAGGATTACATGCTTTATTAATAAGTGCGCCGTTTAGTGATTTTGGTTGTATACACCCTGAGTTTGAGCATCTTATGAATATATGTGAGGTACATGATATTCCTGTATGCTTAGATTTAGCCTATTGGGGTATAGCAAAACACATACATATCAATCTTAATGATTACCCTGCAATAAAAGAAGTCACATGCAGTCTTAGTAAGCCTTTCTTTACATTAGAGAATCACAGAGTAGGTATACGTTTTACAAGGGAATATGTCGACGATGGTATTAGTATGCTAAATGAAGTAAAAATGGCAAATAATTATTCTATGGCATTAGGTGTAGAGTACATGAAAAACTTTAGTCCTGATTATAATTGGGAAAAATACGAAAACCAATACATAAAGATTTGTGAAGAACAAGATTTAGTCTGGTGTGATACAGTAATATTTGGTCTAGGTGATGATGTTAGGCATGCAGAATTTAATAGGGGAGTGTCGGGTAATTATCGAGTTTGTGTTTCTGAATGGTTAGCAGATGATTAATATAGATACCTTAATACTTATAGATTTATATAATTCGTATACCTTACCTAAAGTAAAAGATGAGAATCAACATAGAGAAATATATCATAATCTTGCTAGAGACTTAGAACAGATAATTTTAAAAACTGGATGTACTGATGTAGTGTATGCCGCATATGGTTCACAGTGTGAACTTTCACCTGATAACACAGATAATATTTTTAGAGATAAAACAATATTTCCTTTAGACAAAATAAAAAGGCATGTGTTTTACAACATAGATGACAATACAGATCTATTTAAAGATAAAAATATATTACTTGCAGGTACATCTTTTTATACATGTATTAGATCACGGCCATTAGGTATTAGGGCATTACTTGACTCGGAGTTGCCTAAAGGAGTTTGGTCGTCTCCTAACATCACATGCTATTACGGTAAACCTAGAGAATCGTTAGATCAAGTAGTCGAAAGTAGTAAAGGTCCTGTACATCTAAAAAGAACATCTGAAAAAGATTATAGGCAAGACGAAAACTTTAAATGGCGTAAAGCAGAACTTACTGATTTTCACAATATCTTTAGATGTAATCATATAAATAGTACAAAATAACAGCACAGGAGACACACAAATGATAGTAAATTCTCACAACGATTGGGATCCTTTAGAGGAAATAATCGTTGGTCATGCCCACCATTCAAGAATAGCAACTGATATTTCAGCAAGAAGTTTCAGTTACGCAAATTTCCCAAAAGAAGATGTAGAAAAATTAGAAGGCACTTATCCACAATGGGTAATTGATGAAGCCAACGAAGATGCAGACGGACTTGCAGATACATTAAGTAAAATGGGTGTAAAAGTACATCGCCCAAAAATTATTGATTGGGACAATGTGAATTATGACATTGGACAAGGTTGGAACACTAAAGGCTGGTACAGTTGGTGCCCCAGAGACTTAATATTACCATTAGGTGATATGCTTATTGAAACTCCTACTCCTGTAAGAGCAAGATATTTTGAAACAAGATTATACGAAGACATTATGTATGAAGCATTTGAAGACGGTGCTTTATGGATGTCAGCACCTAAGCCAAAGTTACATGATGACATGTATACGTTTGAAGACATTGAAGACAAGCCAACGTTGTTAAACCATGAAATTTGTTTTGATGCTCCAAACATAGTAAGAGTTGGAAGAGACTTATTATACCAAGTTAGTAATAGTGGTAACATGAAAGGCTACCAGTGGTTAAAAAGATTAGTTGAACCTATGGGTTACAAAATGCATTATAGTGAACTTTATAGTTTTGCACATTTTGATAGCACTATTGTTCCACTGAGACCTGGACTAGTGCTAATGAATAGTTCAAGAGTAACACCAGACAACTGTCCTGAAATGTTTAAAAAGTGGGATAAGATTTGGTTTGATGATTGTGTTGTGCAGGGTAGTAAATTGGCAGACGAAGGTTACATGCCACCATGTTCACCATACATTGGAATGAATCTATTGAGTGTAGACGAGAATACAGTAGTCTTAGACTCAGCACAAGAACCTCTAATGCGTGAACTAGACAAGTATGGTATCAATAGTGTACCTGTGCAATTCCGCCACAGTATGACGCTCTCAGGCGGCATTCATTGTGCAACACTAGACTTAAGAAGAAGAGGCACATTAGAGAGTTATTGTGATTAAATACGGAAATATAAAACTCGACATTCCACTTGCTCAATTAGAGAACTTGAGATTCGAAGATTATTTTCAGTGCTATCAACAATATGATGCAATAAAAAAATATTACACAAAACATAATAGCAGTATATGGCAAATGTTTGAGACAGCACCACAATGGGTGCATGACCTAGCATTAAAGATTCCACAAAATTACGATCATCATGTTGTGAGTGTGATTAACATAGAACCAGGACAAACAATTCCACATCATGTTGACAAACATTTTAAACTTAAACAGGAACATGGCGAAGGCGAAAGTTATCGTTACTTAATATTTTTAGAAGATTGGAAACGTGGGCACTATTATGAAGTGCATGATCAACCTTTTACAAAATGGCGTAAAGGTGATTGGGTAAAGTTTGGCATAGATGATTGGCACATAGCAGGCAATATGGGAGATGCACCATTTTATTCTGCACAGATTACAGTACTTAAAAATGCATAAAGGCCATGTAGATATAGAACATATAACAGATGAAATGTTATATAGGCTCAAATTCACAGAACATACTAATACTGTTTACAGTGGAGGTTACTGGAAAAGTTTAGGAGTAGCAGTTCCTGACTATCCACATGATGCTCCTTGGGTATGGCAAGTATTTGAAGATGACTGCCCTAGTTGGGTACATAGTGTGTACGATAATTTTAGTGACTGGTTACACTATGGTATAGTTACAATTAATAAATTAATGCCAGGAAGATTTATTGCTCCTCATGTCGATACTTTATACAAAATGCGTAAGAAAGTAGAACGTGAAAACATGAATACAAAAGGTATGGAACCTGTTAGAGTAAATCTATTTTTACAAGATAGGCTAATGGGACACTACATTGAAATAGAAAACGAATCTTGGTTAGATTATAAGAAAGGTGATTATACTATTATAACACCTAATACTGTTCATTCAGTTGCTAACTTAGGATATGAGCCGAGATTTACGATGCAAATTACAGGTTATACAAAAACTGAGGATATACAATGAGAATCTTTATAACAGGCGCAGACGGATTTATCGGTCAGCATATGGTACAACGGCTTAAAGACAACCACGAATTAGAGTTTTTAAAAGAAGATCTAAGAGATCATGCTAAAGTAGGATTTCAAATTAAACAATTTGATCCAGAAGTAATTGTGCATTTAGCCGCAAGAACAGAAGTACAAGAAAGTTTCTATGAGCAAATAACTTTTAGCGAAGTAAATTACGTTGGTACTGTAAATTTAATTGAAATTGCGGCAACACTACCTAATTTGAAAAATTTTGTATTTGCAAGTACAATGGAAGTATATGGTTGGCAACCTATAAGTGATTTGATTAGAGACGGAAAAGAAGAAGGCATTATTGCATTCAATGAAGCAACGCCTCCAAATCCTAATGCCCCCTACGCCGTTGCAAAGTATGGCTGTGAAAAATACTTAGAGTATGCTCACAGAAGTTATGGATTGCCTTTTACTGCTATTAGGCAAACAAATGCATACGGTAGAAAAGACAATGACTTTTTTGTAACAGAGCAAATTATTACACAAATGTTAAAAAATCCCAAAGAGATTAACTTAGGATATGGTGAGCCATACAGAAACTTTATTTACATTGATGATTTATTAGATGCCTGGCAGGCAGTGATTGAGAATCCTGATAAATGCCAAGGAGAAATATTTTGCATAGGACCTGATAATGCAATCAAGATCAAAGACTATGTAAAATTAATTGCTGATAAATTAGATTGGAACGGACATGTAAATTGGAATACTAAACCTCCTAGACCAGGAGAAATTTATCTACTTAACAGCACGAATCACAAAATCACAACTAGGTTAGGCTGGTTTCCTAAAGTAGAATTAAGTGACGGTTTAGATAAAACTATTGCAGTTTGGAAAGATATAATAGAAAACGATAAACCTCACAATCAAAGAAAAAACTTCAGCAGAGGAAAATAGATAAGACTTGACAAATAACTAAGTAGTGCTATACTAACTTTTTATTGGAGTATCTATGGACTTTTTTCAGATTACTATTTTTATGATTTTTATTCTATTGAATTCATATTTCTCATATTCTGCTGGTAAAAAAGAGGGTATGTACCAAGGAATGATAAGTATTACTCAGTTTTTTAAGACAAAGAACGCATTTGTTGATAAAAACAAAATAACAGGATATAAAAATTGGCCTACACCAATTAGACACATTTTTCAATCTTCTATACATATTATTGAAGATATGAAAAAATAAATGAAACAATATTTACTATGCCTAGAAGAAAGAAAACAAAATCGCTTTACTTGTTAAAGGAACCTGATTGGAAACAATTATCATTACTTACGGAACTTGCAGATCAAAAAAAAGCATTAGCACATTGCGAGTATTTTGTACATTATGAAATACACACAAAGAAAAAACAAGAAGCACTTATTAATTGGATAAAAAAACAAAGTGGTTGGAGTAAACAAGATATAAAATATATTTTAAGTATTGACAAAGGGTATTTTTCATCGATGGGCAAAACGGCCTGGACTGCTGAAAAATTAGGTTATTGGCCTGAAGGTACAATTGAACACATACATGAAAAATGTAAACCTCATTGGTTACAACTTGGAAAAAAAGCATTTGCAGAAAAAGTTGACAAACAAGACAAGAAAAAAGATGTTAAAGTAATTAGTATACAAGATCGTATGAGAGAACAGGTTTCTACACTATGTGGCAAATGGGAAGCAGTATTAGATCAATTCTTAGAATCAGATGACTTTGATTTAAAGGCATTTGACCCTTACAACGATATGAGGGCTCACACTCCTGCTATAAAACCAGCACATGCTAAAATTATTAAAGAATTATTTGATTGCGAATATCAAGAAGCATTAGAAGTGTTTGCTTGGAAGGATGAAGATATAAAAGAAGCATATAGTCATTTTGATAAAAAGATGAGAAAGAACTTTCTAGCATTTTTTGAAAAAATTAATAGTGCAACAGACACATTGATTCAAACTGGCAAAGCACAACGCAAGCCGCGTAAACCTAAAGCAATTAATAAAGACAAACTAATTAGTAAACTTAAATTTAAAATTAATGATAGTGATTTAGGCATAGCAAGTATTCACCCAATAGATATTTTAGATGCATCAGAAGTTTGGGTTTATAATACTAAAAATAGAAAATTAGGTGTGTATAAAAAATCAATAACATCAATTGGCTTAACTGTAAAAGGTACCTCTATAAGAGATTTTTCAGAGACTAGTAGTTGGCAAAAAACATTGCGTAAACCAGCGGAACAATTAAAGTTGTTTACTGGTAATGCAAAAACAAAGTATCAATCTGCATTTGATGATATAAATGCTACTGAAATAAAACTTAATGGTAGACTTAACGAGCATATCATTATACTTAAAGCATTTTAGTATGAATTCTGATAAATAGTACTATGCCGCAAGATCAAATAGGATATAAAAGTAGAGAAGACCTTATAAAAGAGTTGCAATTACGATTGGCTGACGGAATGGTAGATGTCGAATTAGACAGAGGTCATTACGATGTTGCAATAGATAAAGCATTAGCAATCTATAGACAGTTAAGTGCAGGCTCAGTAGAAGAAAGTATTATATTTTTAACTACTCAAGATGGTGTTACTGAATACACTCTCCCAGATGAAGTTATGGAAGTTAGAAGAATGTATCGTAGAGGTATAGGTACTAACAGCGGTGGCGGTACTAACTTTGATCCATTTGATGTTGCATTCAACAATATGTACATGCTACAAGCCGGCCAAATAGGCGGACTTGCAGTATTTGATGCATTTGCACAATATAAAGAAACAATCGGGCGTATTTTTGGAAGTGAGTATAATTTTCTTTGGAATAGAAATACTAAACAGTTAAAAATTTTAAGAAACATACGTCACGAGGAAGAAATTGCTGTAGGTGTGTATAACTTTATTCCAGAAAGTTTATTATTAAAAGACATATACGCAAGTAATTGGCTAGGTACCTACGCATTAGCACAAAGTAAAATGATGCTAGGTGAAGCAAGAAGTAAATATCAATCAGGCTTACCAGGCGCCGGCGGAGCAATTCAGTTAAATGGCGAGGCTCTAAAAGCAGAAGCACAGGCAATGATCGATAGTCTCAAAGAAAGCATTCATAATATGGAAGAAGGCAATATGCCTTTAAACTTTATAATAGGATAATATGATCATAGGTATTTGTGGATTTATTGGTAGCGGTAAAGATACAGTAGCAAAAATGATGGTAGACAAAGGCTGTGTTCAAGACAGTTTTGCGGCACCAGTTAAAGATGTTTGCTCTAGTATATTTGGCTGGTCCAGAGAACTATTAGAAGGCGATACTGTAGAAAGTAGAGACTTTCGAGAAACTCCAGACTTATACTGGACTAGTAAATTAGGCGTACCAAATTTTACTCCCAGACTAGCACTACAATTATTAGGAACAGATGTATTAAGAAACCATTTTGACCAAGATATTTGGATTAATAGTTTAGAATATCGTATGCGTAAATTAACAGAACAAGCACCATGCGTAGTTATAAGCGATGCTAGATTCAGAAATGAACTAGATGTTATAAAAAGAATGGGCGGAGTTGTTGTTTGGGTACAACGCGGAGAGTTACCTGAATGGTTCGAAACGGCATCTAAGGCACACGACAACGTCGTTGCTAAGAAGATAATGACAACTAAGTACAAAGATGTACATGAAAGCGAATGGAACTGGGCAGGGTATCCTGTAGACTATATAATTGATAATAATAGTGATCTAGACCATTTAGCAAAGCAAATAGAAGATATAAGAGACTGGAATACTGGTAAGTTTAGAGAATCTCTTAAATTAATATAATATCGCCTAATATCGAATAATTTCCTTAAATACACAAAAATATCTATTTGTGATAAATATATGAATACGAGTAACGTATCTAATATATTAGGAGAACATTATGGCGACATTGACTAGCCCTGGTGTAAGTATAACAACATCCGACGAATCTTTCTATGCTCCTGCAGGAGCCGGTACAGTACCTTTGATTGTGATCTCAACAGCACAAGATAAATCTGCACCAGACGGAAGTGGAACAGCAAGTTACACTACATCAGCCAATGCAAACAAACTTCAATTGATTACAAGTCAAAGAGAGTTATTACAAAATTACGGAAATCCAGTATTCAAAACTAGTGGTGGAACAGCACTACATGGTAATGAACAAAATGAATATGGATTATTTGCCGCATACAGTTTTTTAGGTATTGCTAATCGAGCCTATGTCTTAAGAGCAGACATTGACTTAGAAGAGTTGACACCTAGTACTACATCACCAACTAAGAAACCAGCCGATGGTGCTTATTGGTTAGATGCTAGTTCAACTACATGGGGTATCAAAAAATACAACGGCACAGCATGGGAATTACAAACTGTTAAAGTTCCTAGTGCAAGTGAAATTAATAGTTCAGGAAATCCAAAAACAGCATTTGGTTCTGACAACGATTTTTGTGTAGTATATTATACAGACGCTGGTGCTACTGCAAGTACTATTAAGTTTTTCCAAAAACTTAGCGGTGCATGGTATCATTTAGGTTCAAGTAATTGGACAAGTGCAGTAAGTGGATCAAACGGTGACTTCCAATTTGCAAGTCATTTGTTAATACCTACAACTAAAGGTGGAGGCGGATCCTTAACATCAGGTGATGTATTTTTACAAACAACAACATCAAACAATGGTTCTAATGTTATTGTTAAAAAATATTCCACATCAAGTGCTCAATTCACAACTGAAAGTATCGTATTAAAAACACTTTCGAATTCAGTTTATGCAAATGATTATCCAACTCCAACAGTTGGCGATCTTTGGGCAGATGCAGACGACTCTAACTTAGGAACAATTAATTTAACAAGACATAATGGTGGAACAAGTTTAAGTGCTACATCAACAACTGCTTTAGCAGACGGAGTTGATCTTAGTGCTCATACAGGAAAAACATCAATTGGTTTTAAAATTAATCATGGTTCACAGGTAAATGTAACATTAGCAAATGTTGATGGTTCTAATGTTACTTCAGTATCCGTTGACGATATTGCGGCTTCTATTACTAATGCATTAAGTTCTAATGTTGCAACAGCAAGTAATGTAGAAGGTAAGTTGAGTATTACTGTAAGCAATGGTACTGATTTAGAAGTTATAGACGGTAATGTTGCAGGATTTACAGCATCAAACTTAAATTTAACAGCACAGATTTATTCAAACTTTGCAGATTTAAGTTATGAAGCAAGTTCAACAGCAATTACTGGTAACCCAGTAGAAGGCACTTTATGGTATGATAACAATGTTTCAAATACTAACATTGATATGTTATATCAAAATGCTGGCTCATGGGCAACATATTCAAATGATGTTCAATTTGCCGCAAGTGCACCAACACTACAAAGCGATGGTTCAAGTTCATTGGTAACTGGCGATTTATGGATTGACAGCAGTGACTTAGAAAACTTCCCTGTAATTTATAAAAGATCAGCAACTTCAACTTGGGTACTAGTAGATAATACAGACCAAGTATCTGAAGATGGTATTTTATTTGCAGATTACAGAGCAAGTTCATCAGGTAGTGCATACTCAGACGCACCAAGTGCCGCATTATATCCAAGTGGTATGTTGCTATGGAACAAGTCTGCATCAGTTGGTAATATTAAATCATATGATGCAACAAACAGCAGATGGGTTGATTACAGTGGTAACAAAGAAGACGGTTCACCTTACATGATGCGTAAAGCACAAAGAAAGGCAGTAACTAAAGCATTACAATCAACATTAAACAGCAACGATGCAATAAGAAATGAATCTAATAGATTTAATATCTTAGCAGTTCCTGGATATGGTGAATGTTTAGATGAAATGTTAGCACTAAGCACATCTAGAAAAGACACAGTATTTTGTGTAGCAGACGCACCATTTAGATTGGCCGCAGACGCAACAAGCACTCAAAACTGGGCAACTAATTCTAGTATTGCTACTGAGAACGGTGAAGATGGACTTGTAAGTAGTTCTTACAACGCCGCAGTATATTATCCACATGGATTAGCAAGTAACCTAGACGGTACTAACGTAATGGTTCCTGCTTCGCACATGGCTTTGAGAACTATAGCATTTAATGACCAGGTATCATTCCCATGGTTTGCACCAGCAGGCTTCCAAAGAGGTCTTGTTAATAATGCTACAAGCACAGGATACTTAGATTCAACTACTGGAGAATTCCAATCAGTTAGTTTAAGTGAAGGACAAAGAGACAGTCTTTACCTTAACAAAATTAACCCTGTTGGAAACTTCCCAGGTAGAGGTATTGCAGTATTTGGACAAAAAACTTTGAATCCAAGTGCAAGTGCATTAGATAGAATTAATGTAGCAAGATTGGTTATTTACATCAGAGAACAACTTGATGATGCAGTAAAACCGTTCTTGTTCGAACCAAACGACGAAGTAACTAGAGCAAATGCTAAAGTAGTAGTTGATAGATTCTTAGGCCAATTGGTAACACAAAGAGGTTTATTTGACTTTATCACAGTTTGCGACACTACTAATAACACTCCAGCAAGGATTGACAGAAATGAATTGCATATTGATATTGCTATTCAACCTGTTAAAGCAGTTGAGTTTATTTACATTCCGATCAGAATTCAAAATACTTTGGGTTCAACAGGCTAAGTTATACCCTAACTTAGATAAAAGGGCAGTTTTTACTGCCCTTTTTTTTATGCCATAATTAAAACTAGAGTTTACTTTTTTCTCCTTATTATGATAAATATTAGCATAATATAGCCCTTAGGAGAAAAATATGGCAGTATCAAGTGCAACAACAGAAACTAAGAGTAAGTTTGGTGTTCCTGTAACAGGTGCTACCGGTTCTGGCATTTTGATGCCAAAACTAAAGTACAGATTTAGAGTCAGTTTCTTAAACAACTTCGGCGGCACGCCAGAAGCAAAAGTTTTGACTCAAAACGTTCAGAATGTTGGTAGACCAAAAATTACTTACGAAGAAATAATAATTGATAGTTATAACTCAAGAAGTTACCTTCAAGGTAAACATACATGGGATCAAATTACATGTATAATTAGGGATGATATAACTAACCAGGTCACTAAGCAAATAGGGGCTCAGGTTCAAAGACAACTTAACCATTTTCAACAAACAACACCAGCGGCAGGTTCAGACTACAAATTTGATATGCAAATTGAAGTACTAGACGGTGTCAACGCAGGTGCTACTGAAGTTTGGTTCTTAGAAGGCTGTTTCTTACAAAACGTTGATTACAGTGAAGGCGACTATTCTGTAAATGATGCAGTAACAGTAACAATGACTATCAGATATGATAACGCAACTCACTTTGAAGGTGATAACGATATTAATGGTAGAACAGTAGCAGGAAATCCATTCCCGGATACAGTACCAACCAATTCAACAATTAGTACTTAATACTAATTGACGTGTTCAAGTTGTGTCTGAATTCCTAAAGTTTACTGGAAAGAACAGTAAGAACAAGTTTTACGTCAGGGACTTTCGAAATGCTTATCGCTTTCGACCTGACGTAAATCCACCACGTCAAAAATTTAATGGATACGTTAATTTTATTGTAAATAGACAATTACAAGAAACAGTATTCAATAATTTAGCAGGCGCAAGTTTTAGAACTAGTATTAGTAGTTTAGTCAGAAGATCTTCTTTACCAGCCGCTAATTTTAGAACTGAAGTTAAGAATCAATATAATAAGAAACGTATTGTAACAACCGGTGTAGATTTTGCACCTATAGACTTGACAGTTTTTGATACTATTAATAATGAATGGTTAACATTATTGATGAGATACTATGCATACTTATATATGAATCCAAGAAATAAGAATGCAGAAAATGACAGAGATGTTTATCCTTACACAATCGAAGCATTAGAAAAACAAAAAAACTTTTTTAACAGCAATGAAGCAGGTTTAAATTTGCAAGTTGATAAAAACTTTTTTGAAAGAATAGATATAATTTTATACCATGGCGGACGAGGAGTCCAATATAGTTTAACAAATCCTTTTATAACACAATTTTCTAATTCAGAAATTGATTATGCTAACAGTGAAGCAATGGAATTCAATATGCAAATTGAATACGAAAACTTTACAACATACGACATTACTAATTTTGAATTATCGAGTGTTGATTTGGATAGATTTGAAAATGTAGCAGGTGTAAATTTTGCTAATGATGAAGTAATGATTAAACCATTAGCAATTCAGAAAGAAACAGATTTAGAATTTTTAGGCAATAAATCAGGTAATTCGATAAGTGCAAATGGTACAAGAGGTCGTACATCACAACCAGGTGTAAGAACAACTCCAAAAGCAGAATTTGAACCGTCTTTATCTGATATAATAAAAGGTTATGCAAAAGATTTATTATTTGGTGGATCCAATGGTAGTAGTCCAGGTGTAACTGCCGCTACTCCTACATATGATAGGTTAGATAACCCTATTACTAAAAAGTTAAACGACTTTATTCCAGGCCTGGGCGGAATCATAGATACTGCGGCACAATCTTATTCAAGTGGCGGTGATGTAGGTGATGACCTTAAAAACTATGCTATTGATAAAGGGTTAAGTTATTTAGGCGACCAACTAAATAATGGAGATTCGTAATATGTCATCTGCTATATATAATACATTTGGTTCTGAAATACAATTTAAATATAACCAGGGAGTTTTAGAAGCATATTTTGAAAATGCATCTGTAAAATTTCCTCTTCCGGAAGCAACGTCTGACATACTATCACAAATTGCTGTACCTCCAGAAACACCAATTGACTCGCAAACATTAGAAGCAGTAAAATCTCGTTTAGAAAGTATTGGGTTTGGAAAATACAATGCTAATGCAATGGCTAAAGTATTAATACAAGTAGCAAAAGTGCAAAATATAAGTCCAATGGAATATTTTGAAATAAGTGAAAATAGCCTTAAATTAACAGTAGACTCATACAATGCAGTAAATTCATTAAGACCTAAAGGAAGTAAAATAGATCTTAAGACACCTATACTTAATAACAGAAGTACAGTAAAATCTCTTATTAAGCCGTAACAATGCCTAAGTTTGCAAAAGGCCAATATACCGTAATAAACGAATCTAAATATGTAGGCAAAAAGGCTCCTACATACAGAAGTAGTTGGGAATTAGCATTTATGCGTATGTGCGATAATCATCCTAATATTTTTAAATGGGCAAGTGAAAACATAAAAATACCTTACCAAAGTCCTTTAGATGGCAAGTACCATAATTATGTTCCTGACTTTATGATACAATATCAAGACAAAAATGGCAAAGGCCATGTTGAAGTAATTGAAATAAAACCTCGTAATCAGACCACAATGGAAAGTGCTAGAACACAAGGACAAAAAGTTCAAACAGCCTTAAATGCCGCTAAATGGGTTGCGGCACAAGAATGGTGTAAACGCAAAGGTATACGTTTTAAAGTTATCAACGAAGATCAAATATTTCAAAACAACAAACCTCGAAAACAGAAAAGAAAATGAAGATATTTGAAATAACAAATTCGATTGATCATAGATATATCATAAGAAAAATAATGATAGATAAAAAATGGCCAGCAGGACTTATTAAGGAAATTGAAGATGAATGGATAATGAAAGACCCCACAGCAGGTAAAGATGCTGTAGAATATATAAACAATTTAACATTAGTTAAACCAACACCAGTAAAAATGCCTGTAGAAAAACTATTACAACATAAAGATAATATACTTCAAATGAAAAATTTACCCCAGGACATACTATATAAAATAAAACAAAATCATCCAAATAGTCCCATACCAAATAATATTAACAAAAACTTTGAAAAGAATCCTAACAGATATGATCAATATTCTAAAATGGACCCTTCTACAGCAAGACCCAGTGTAATGGTAGATGGCGCAATAGATTTTGGTGTAGGCAGATTCACAGCCGCATTAGTAAGAGGCGACCAGCACTTGAACGTTTGGCAATTACAAGCAAATAAATAAATGTATATATGAAGTTATTAGTAGCAGGTGACAGTTTTGCACAATTTCCTAATGGTGAATGGTATAAAAGTTTTGCTGAATCACATATAACAGATAAGCATTGGTGTCAACTAATCGATAAAAATGCTGTTTCGATTGGTTATGGAGCAGGAGATATGTACACAACTTCTTTTGTCACAATACAACGTATTCTGCAAGACACTAGTTTTACTCATTGCATATTTTTTATTACATCTGTTGATCGAGATATTATACAAACAAATAGTAGAAGGCATACAGATATTGCAGTAAGCACTACTCATAACAATTTTATAGATAATTATGAAAACAATTTTGCGGATTCAGGCGTAGCAAAAACAGATACAGAATATAGTGATTATAAATTTGTAAACTTTGAAAATATTTTTAAAAATGAAGAAAATGATATTGTAAAAGGATACTTTCATACAAGTGCTGAATTTAAAAATTTACATACTAAATTAAGTTGTTTGTCTTTAATTAAAACTTTTTGCGATAGAAATAATATTAAATTATTATTTGTTGCACCATTTGACGATGCAAATATACAAGAGCAATATAATTTTTTTACAAATACTCCTATGTTTGATTTTAGACATGCTGATATAAATTGGTTTGAATTTTTTGAATCAAAAGAATGTAACAATTATATTTCTCACTTAACGAATGATATGCACTTAACAGTTGCAAATCATTTCCACAAAATCTATCCTAATTGGCTCGATAAATAGAAGTATGACTAAAAAATTAGAAGAAGAGTTTAATTTACCTCCTATAGAAGAAGTTACTAAAACTGAAGAAGAAGTTATACCCACGGTTGAAGAAACTACAGAAGTCATACAAGAAACACAAGGTGCTCTTAGTGTTAGTGAAAAGATCAATGCGGCATTCAAAGAAATTAAAGGTTTAGAAGATCATGAAACTGAAATGTCAGACATTGGCAAAAAAGCATTAGAAAGTTATGAAACATTAATGCAATTAGGAATGAATGTAAGTGATATGGCGGCTGGTAAAGTATTTGCAGAAGCAAGTAATATGTTAAAAATTGCACTTGAGGCCAGTGATGCTAAAACAAAAGCAAAACTACAACAAATAGATTTAATGCTAAAAAAAGCCAGAATTGATAAATTTGATAATAAAGGTGCAGAAACAGAATCAGTACAAGCAACAGTATTTGATAGAAACGATCTTTTAAAAATTATAAAAGGTAATTAGACCCAAGTAACTAGTTTAAATCTTTCTTTGGGTAAGTTTAATTGTTCTGTAGTCCATTTACTTTGTCCAACAAAATCTAAGTCTTTCCAACTTTCTTTATTTTCTAATTTGTAGTTAGCAAATTCTTGCCAATCCATACTAAAAATTAATTTTTCAATTTCCTCTTTTTTGACTAATACTTCATCTAAGTCGTTGCTATCCCATTCATAATGAAACAATTCCATAGTGTTGTATCTATTGCTATCAACATAATCTAAACTGATATCTATGCCCCACTTAGATTTAAGTTGAGTCATTTTGTGTATAAGATGATTGCCTTCTGCCCAATGCCCTAACTGTTCTAGAGCATATCCGTGATAACCTTTGCGTTCAAATAAGTAAGAATGATTGATGTGTGGTCCTGTTTTATTAGTCTCACTGAGTATCCAAGGTTTAGCAATAGCACGTCTATAACGTATGTACTCTGCTTCTCCTATATTTGCTTTGGCGTATTCTTGCTCTAGTGGACATAAGTCATACCCTGATTGATCAAACAAGTGTAACATATCTGCATTAGGGCAATGCATTTGTTCTATTGCAGTACCCCAGGTAACTCTATTTGAAAATTCTTCTTGTGATAGTTTAAACATAGTATTATTTATTTGATTTAAATTTTAGTTAGATGATAAATAAGTACTATAATTGGAGTTAAGTAAATGGAACTAAAAACTTATATAGCAGAAGCATTCAAAAAAGAGTATGGCTTTAGAGTAAAAATAGCCGCAGATTGTGGTTCTGACCATATGGACATATTAGAAAAATGTCTAGCAAAATATAATGTAACAAGTATTGCACCGTTCAATAGAACACCAATACAAGAAAATCCACAGGAATTTCAGAGAGCCAAAGGTGCTACATTTACAAGTGAAGTATGCAGTACAGATATATCATTGAAATATCCAGTTAACGAAAGAATTTTAGAAGTATGGTTAGCAGTAAATTTAGGTTTAGATCATGAAAGAGTATTATGCTACAATGTGAAAGAACCTAGAAAACTTGAATCAGACTTATCTGCAGAAAGATTAGTAAATGATGTAGATAGAACTGTAACTGGTGAAGATGCAGAACTGGCCAAAGAAGAAATGGCACATTACGAAAACGAAAATGCAGAAATAGATTTAAAAGATGCGTTCTTTGGCGAAGAGTATAATAAAAAATTCCTAGAAGAATTAGCAAAAATTAAAGCAGAAAAAGGTGCTGACTATTTTAGCAACTACCCAACTAAAGACGAATTAATGGGCGATAACTTAAAACCAACTTACGATGATCTCACAGGAAGACCTAATATGGGTAAAGGTGCTGAATCAACTAAGCAAGTTACTAACATTTTTCAAAGCGGCGGTAATTTATAATGAAAAAAGATATATTTGAAAGATACACCAACATGGTGCCAGATGACCTCGGGCGTGATCCAGAGTTTGTAAAACGCATTAATCAGCCTCAAGGAACAGCATCAGGATTTAATATGGGCAAAAAGGATGTCGGTGGACGTCATTCAGGTCAGATAGTTGCTAAAGGTTTAGATAACATTTCTCAAGGTAAGCAAGTTTCAGGTGAAGTACTAAAATCATTAGAACCGTATGCAAATATACTTAATGACATATTTTCTAATACAAAATATAGACAACGATTCTTACAATTAGTAAGACAAATGCATCAAGAGATGAAACCACAAGCAGAATCAGTTAACGAAGCAATGAGCGATGCTTATGGTGTTGTAAATGCAGAACCTGAAGTTGAAAGTTCAGTAGAATTCAAACAACATAAAAACACTGACAAAGGTTCAGTAAGTATAGAAGCAAGTGGTGAAGACATGCAAGAACTTGCAAGAGTTTTAAAACTTGCAGGACTTACACTACCAAAAGGTATGAATCCGGAAGAACCAGAAGCAGAAGAAGTATGTGATGATTGTGGCAAGCCTGGATCAGAATGTGACTGTCCAGGACATGATCATGGTGATGAAGAATGCGATACATGTGCTGATGACAAACCTGAAGTTAAGGTATTAACACCTAATGCACAACCAATATCAGATTTAGATGCCGCATATACTACTGACAAAGAAACATTAGTTAATGTACTCAAAGACAAACTTAAAAAGTCTCTTTCTTAAACTAAATCTTTATAAATAACTATTATGGCAAGAGGAACTGCGGATACCAGTCTGGTCAAACAAGGCTATAGTAGAATTGCCTATACACCAGAAACATTAGAAGATTTTAAAAAGTGTGCTGATCTAGAATCAGGACCATTGCACTTTATGACAAATCATGTCAAAATTCAACATCCTACAAAGGGAGGCATGGATTTTGATCCATTTAGTTATCAATTAGATCTAATAGAAAACTACAATAATTACAGATACAGTATCAACATGCTGGGTAGACAGATGGGTAAAACCACTGTAGCGGCAGGATACTTGCTGTGGTATGCTATGTTTAGACCCGACAGTACAATATTAGTTGCGGCTCACAAACAAGCAGGTGCTCAGGAAATTATGCAACGTATTAGGTATGCTTACGAAAGTGTACCAGATTACATTAGAGCAGGTGTAACAGAATATAATAAAGGTAGTATAAGTTTTGATAACGGTAGTAGAATTGTAGCAAGTACAACAACCGAAAACACTGGTAGGGGTATGTCGCTTACATTAGTATACTTAGACGAGTTTGCTTTTGTGCCTCCTAGAATAGCCAGCGAGTTTTGGACATCACTATCACCCACACTAGCAACAGGTGGTAAGTGTATTATTACAAGCACACCAAATAGTGATGAAGATACCTTTGCTATGATTTGGAATCAGGCAAACAAGTTGTTTGATGAGTTTGGAAATGAACAGGACGTAGGTGTAAACGGATTCAAGCCATTACTTGCAAAATGGGAAGAACACCCAGACAGAGATTCAATTTGGGCAACAGAAGAACGTGGTAGAATTGGAGAAGAACGTTTTAGACGTGAACACGAATGCGAATTTATTATATATGACGAAACACTTATAGATCCACTTGTATTAATAGAATTAAAAGGTGTCGACCCTCAAATTAAAATGGGGCAAGTTCGTTGGTACAGTCAACCTAATCAAGATAGCATTTACATAGTAACTTTAGATCCAAGTACAGGAACAGGCGGAGATAATGCCGCTATACAAGTATTAGAATTACCTAGCATGAAACAGGTTGCAGAATGGAATCATAACAAAACGCCTATAGAAGGCCAAGTAAAAGTTATGATGGAAATTATGTATTACATAAAAGAAACATGTAAATCTTCTATATACTGGACTGTAGAAAATAATGCCATAGGTGAAGCGGCCTTAGTAGTTATAAGAGATACTGGAGAAGATCAGTTCCCAGGAGACTTTTTACACGAACCAAAAAAGATACAAGGTAAGAAAGGACGTAAAGGATTTCACACTACACACAAAAATAAAATGGAAGCCTGTTTGCAATTAAAAAGATTAGTAGAAAGCAATAAAATTTTTATTAAAAGTAAAGCACTAGTAAGTGAACTAAAGAATTTTGTTGCAACACATAATACATTTAGATCTAAGCCAGGACAAACAGATGATTTAGTAATGGCATTAGTTGTTGCAATTAGAATGATAGAATATGTAAGTACTTTTGAAGATGATGTTTATAATGCTGTAAATAGTAGTTTAACATACAATCCACAAGACGATGATGACGATCCTGCTAACAGTCCGCTACCAATTGGTATCTTATGATAAATAGTAGTAAGGAGAAATCATAATGCCAATTAGTTATAGTACAGTAGCAGAAAAAATTTATAATTCTTTAAAAGGTTTTGGGTACTCAGTACAATCTTTTAATGAAGATGGTGAATTAGTAATAGATCCTAGTCAAGGTTCTAGATTTGCTGTTGATTCGCCTAACATCATAGTTAGAGTTAATAAAGATAAAGACGAAGTATATATGGCTACTAGTGAAGATATTAATGCAGATGAGATAAGAATACGTCTTAAAGAACTAGCACAAGATTACTTACTAGATTTTGATTATAAGGTATTTGATAAAAAATTAAAACCAAAAGGTGAGCAAATCGATATTAAGAGGAATGCGGAGAGAGACATGGCAGAAGTAATGGAAGCCAACTACGGAAAAATGACAGGTAGCACCAAATCTAGTTACCAAGCATTAGAAAACATCAAACTAATAGTACGACATAAAAAAGCAGTAAACGAAGAAGTACGCGGTGCTAGAAGTAGAAATATACATAGTATACTAATACAACGTGGTGAAGAAAAGTTTAAAATGGCAGAAAATAACTTACAAGCCGCAAGAGCAATGGCAAGACATTTATATAATGGCGGTGAAGTTTACGATCAACAAGGCACAACAATTTCTAAAATGGCAGAAGATTATCGTCAATTAAGAGAATTTGTACGTTATGTAAAAAACTCTAAATTAGTTAACGAAAGCAATCAAGAATATGTAGATCTTGCTATTGAAAATATAAATGATATTAGAACTACATTTAAAAAATTGAGTGGTGTAAAAACTTATGCAAGTACCATTGAAAGTATATCAGATTATAATAATGTAGAAATTTTAGAAGATGATATAGATTTAGAAAGTAAATTTACTGAAACACATTTCGATAATAAAGTTTCAGATGTAATGGACAATTTAAAAACATTAGTAAACAAAAAGAAAAGTTTTGAAAGTAAAATTGTGTCAGCAATAGAATCTGAATCATTTGCAACATTAAAAGATAAATTACAAGAGTCTGATTTAGTTGACTTTGCTTCACCACATGCAAGGCTTGGACATCAAGTAAGTCAATTAGGTTATTCTGCAAGTGATCCTGTATTGTCTAACTATTTACAAAGCATTAGTAGTAAACTTTCATCAGGCGGTAACTTAAATCAATTTGAATATGGCACTATTAAAAGTTGTTTATTAAGTGCTAATTCTAACAGTAAAAATGCATCACCTGTAGATGTTGCAGAAACATACGAAGCATTTTTGAACCAGTTTACAGACTAAAAACACACTAACCAGATAAATAAATTTGTTAATAGAAAATCTATTAATAGTTGTAAAAAGGTGTTGACTTTTTTACATCTTGGCTTTATAATAAAAAACAAGTGATACCCTAAACACAGAAGGTATTACGAACATGGCAAATATAGGAGAAATATCATGGCCTCATTAGCAGAAATAAGAGCAAAGTTACAATCAATGGAAAACAATTCCAAAGGTAACAACACCGGCTCAAGCGATAACGCAATATACCCATTTTGGAACATAGACGAAGGAAGTAGTACAGTACTACGATTCCTACCTGACAATGATCCAAACAACACGTTCTTTTGGGTTGAACGACAAATGATCAGACTTACATTCCCAGGAGTAGTAGGCGGCGATCAAAAACCAACAACTGTACAAGTTCCTTGTATGGAAATGTTTGGTGAAACATGTCCAGTATTAACTGAGGTAAGACCTTGGTTTAAAGATCCTTCACTAGAAGATATGGGCAGAAAGTATTGGAAGAAAAGAAGTTATATTTTCCAAGGCTTTGTAAATGAAAATCCACTTAACGAGGAATCACCAGAGAATCCAATTAGACGATTTGTTATTGGACCTCAAATCTTTAACATTATTAAATCAGCATTGATGGACCCAGAAATGGAAAACCTTCCAACTGATTATGTTGCAGGTACAGATTTCCGTTTATCAAAAACAACCAAAGGTCAATACGCAGACTATTCTACAAGTAAGTGGGCAAGAAAAGAAAGTGCTCTTACTGAAGAAAACTTAGCGGCAATTGATACACATGGTTTATTTGATCTCAATGACTTCCTTCCTGCTAAACCAACAGCAGAAGGCGTACAAGCAATAGCAGAAATGTTCCAAGCATCAGTAGATGGGGAGTTATATGACCCTGCAAAATGGGGTAACTTTTTCAAACCCTATGGACTCGATGTTGGTACAAAAACACAGGCAACAGTTGCACCAGCACAAACTACTCCAGCAGTATCACAACCTGCAACAGAGAGTGTGGCTCCTGTAACAGCACCTGCACCAGCAGTAGCAGAAACAACTGCACCAGCAGTAGAAACTCCTGCTCCAGCACCAGCGGCTGAGCCAGTTGCAAGTACTCCAGCAGAAGATACTGGTAAGAAATCAGCAGATGATATTCTTAACATGATCAGAAACAGACAGTCGTAAGGAGAAATCATGCAAAAACCATTTGACTTAACAAAGTTTAGAACTGGATTGACTAAAAGCATATCTGGTATTAGTGCTGGTTTCCATGACCCAAAGGATTGGATCAGTACTGGTAACAAAACATTAGACTACTTAATAAGTGGAGACTTCAATGGAGGTATACCACTAGGTAAAGTTAGTGTGTTTGCAGGTGAATCAGGTTCTGGTAAATCGTTTATATGTTCTGGAAACATTGTTAAAAATGCACAAGATCAAGGATGCCAAGTAGTATTATTTGACTCTGAAAACGCATTAGATGAACAATGGTTGCAGGCATTAGATGTTGATACATCACCGGAAAAACTATTAAAAATTAGTGTTTCAATGATTGACGATGTTGCTAAAGCAATAAGTGAATTTATGAAAGACTATAAAAATAATTACGGTGATATGGAATATGAAGATATGCCAAAACTATTATTTGTTATAGATAGTTTAGGAATGTTATTAACCCCTACTGATGTAACACAATTTGAAAAAGGTGACATGAAAGGTGACATGGGTAGAAAACCAAAGGCATTGGCGTCTTTAGTTAGAAACACAGTTAACCAAATTGCACCTTTTCCAATTGGAATTGTTGCAACTAACCATACATATGCATCACAAGATATGTTTGACCCAGATGACAAGATCTCAGGTGGTCAAGGCTTTATCTATGCAAGTAGTATTGTAGTTGCAATTAAAAAACTAAAACTAAAAGAAGATGCAGACGGAAACAAAGTATCTTCTGTGCAAGGCATCAGAGCCGCCTGTAAAGTTATGAAGTCTAGATATAGTAAACCTTTTGAAGGTGTACAGATTAAGATTCCATATGAAACAGGAATGGACCCTTATAGCGGAATGGTAGAAATGCTAGAAGCAAAAGAAATACTTACTAAAGTAGGTAACAAACTTTCTTATGTTTCTCCTGTTACAGGTGAAGAGATCAAAGAGTTCAGAAAAGGTTGGACAGATGATAAACTTCAAGTAATTCTAGATGAATGGGGTCAAAATCCACTAGCACAAGGTGACATAGTAGAAGATTTAGACCCAGAGGTATTAGAACCAGAAATGGAGGATTATACAGATGAGTCCTGAAGTAGCACTACTATTAGACGCATGGGATACGGTTAAATCGTTTATCCCTGCAAAAGAACGACTACATGTAGCAGAAGAATTACTTAGGTCTTTTGAAGATCATGTAGATATTTCAGATGCAGAAGATAATGCTAACGAATTTGATTCTGTTATGAAAGCCGCATTAATCAGTCACTTTGACATCGGATTAAACGATGATGATGACGAAGAAGATTGGGATTAATTAAATGGCTACCCATTACAATAAAATTGTTCAAGACTTAGGTAATATAGTTCCGGCGATCGAGTATTACGAAAAAGAACTTGATGATGCTAGATGGGAAGTCAAAATTAAAGGGAGTTTAGAAAAGGCCTCTTCTTCACTACCCGGATTGACCGAGTATCGCTTTAATCAACTACAAGAGATTGAAGCGATACTTGAGCATTTAAATATTGAACTTAGGCGAGAACGTAGTAAAGTATTTAGAAAATATTTAGAAAGTTACAATAGAACACTTAGTAGTAGAGATGCAGATAAATTTGTAGACGGTGAAGATAGTGTTATTGATCTAACTCACCTTGTAAACCAATTTAGCCTTTTACGAAATAAATATCTAGGCATAATGAAAGGATTGGATACTAAACAATGGCAGATAGGACACATAACGAGATTGAGAACAGCGGGAATGGAAGACATAGTGATCGACTAGATTCTCCTAAACGTCATTTTGTAAATTATGATATTATAAATTGTCAAGAGCGAGTATGGGACAATTTTGAAGATTTTACAAAAACTTTTCGTAAAGACATAGATCAAAAATTAAGCGAGTTAGAGTCTCCTGAATATCTTTTTATAAAATTTTTATATTCTTGTGAAGCATCTAAATTTCTAATTAACGGCGAATGGTTTCCTAGAGCAATACACAATTTTTCAAACGACACAGGCATACCATTAGAAAATATTACATTCACTTCAGGTAATTTAAAATTCAAAGAATCATATGATAGATGGCATTCACTTTATGTGCCTAATGACAAAAAGTTTAATTGTGAATACTATAATTTTGGTATTTGGTTATATTCAAAAGGCCATGTTCATCATGATAAACTTGTTTATAGTTCTGACCCAATAGATATCAAACGAAGTTTTAGATTTAATTGCTTAAATGCAAATATGTTAAAACATAGACAAGTGTTTATGTTAAAACTTTTTGAAAGTGGTATTTTAACCCAAACATTTTTAAATAACAATATTACAAGTTTTCATTATTGGCATGATGTAGATAATATGTTTCCATTACCAGAAAAGTTATTAGAAATGTTGCCTATACAGTATGATTTAAAAGGAGATTGGCAACAAGTGTTCGATCAAATTTTTCATATAGAAACTGATATGAATGGCACTGATTTTAATAAAACTGGTGATTATAGATACATATATGATAGGTCATATATAACTATTACCACTGAAAGTGGTGAATGCCATGGGAATCTTGATGTTTGTAATGATGAAAAACTAGATAACTATTTTAGGCCTTTTCATAGAGAAACATTTTTAACTGAAAAAAGTACACGACCAATGTTAAATTTACATCCTCAAATAATTTATTCTGGTGCAGGTACATTAGAATATTATAAAGAAAAAGGGTTTAAAACATTTAGTAATTATTGGAACGAAGACTACGATAATGAAGAAAACGGTGAACGTAAATTACAAATGATAATTGATCTCATCAATGAATTAAACAACAAACATATAGATGAGATACACGAAATGTATTGGGACATGATGCCTATATTAAAACATAACCAAAAACATTTAATTAATATGGATTTAAAGTATCAATGAAATTAGATTTACATGGCGTAAGGCACCACGAAGTTGATTTAAAGGTAGAAAATTTTATACTAATGAATCAATCTCAAATACCCTTAACAATTATTTGTGGTAACAGCCAACGTATGATAGATTTAGTATTTGATGTTATAAGTAGAATAGGTTGTGAAACAGTTGTAATGGATAGTTATGGCATCATAGTTATTAGAAATGTTTAGAATTATAGGAAACATATATCATCAATTAACACTTCGATTTTATCTATATCGAGCAAAACGTATCTGCAGGAAAGCAGATTCTCTTTTAATAAAGCATATTAAAAACTCTTGACAATTACAGTATTTTTGCTATAATAATACTATGTTAATTAATACAGTCTTTTTAATAGGTTTCATACTTCTAGCAGGTGTGATTATCGAAGGTGCCTGGAAGAACTTTAATATCGATCTTTCTGGTACTCCTATTTGGTTTCAACTTATTATGCCCTTTGTAGCGGTCGGATTGTATTTTTGGATTATATATTTAATCTTTTCTGGTATTGGTAATTTTTTATATAATTTTACTTATGGTTGACAATATCAAAAACGATAGTATAATATAACTATATTTTAAATTAATGCTGTGGGAGGCAATCAATATGAAATCATTTGTTAAAATTAAAAAAGGTACTTACCGTAATGCACCTATTAAAGATGCGGTTTTTCCAGTAGTTAAGCCACTTTCATTTGGTAAGAAAGGACCGTTTGTAACGGTTGATGGTTCTGCTTTAATGGGCAGTACTGCTAAAAAAATTAGAGTGTTAGTAGCATCACCATTAGATGTAACACCTAGTTCACAGGAAGAATACAAATCCTTGATGCCAGTTAAGGAAACTACTAAGAAAAAAGAAACTCCAGAACAGGCTATGGATAGAATCAAAGGTCGTTTTGAAGTATTAGATAAGATGACCGATGCAGTTGCTAATGGTAATGTAAGAGGACTTATTGTTAGTGGTCCTCCAGGAGTTGGTAAAAGTTTTGGTGTAGAAACTATACTTGATGAGTATGAAGCAATGGCTAAATTATCAGGTCAGTCTAGAACTGAAATGGTAAAAGGTGCAATGACACCGATTGGGTTATTTCAAACATTATTTAATAATTCGAATGCAGGAGACATTCTTGTATTTGATGACTGCGATAGTATTTTATTTGATGAAGTTTGTTTAAACATGCTTAAGGCTGTTTTAGATTCTGGTAAAAAGAGAACTATTACTTGGAAAGCAGAGTCTAACGTTTTAAGAAGAGAAGGTATACCTGAAAGATTTGATTTTAAGGGTGGTTGTATTTTTATTACTAATGTCAACTTTGAAAATGTTAGAAGTAAAAAGATCAAAGATCACTTAGACGCACTTATGTCAAGGTGCCATTATTTAGATTTAGGTATGGACTCTACAAGTGATAAGTTCTTAAGAATTAACCAAATCGTTAGAGATGGTATGCTTAAAGAATACGGATTCAGCAAAGAGTTCGAAAAAGAAATCATAGACTTTATGGTTTTGAAAAGTGCTAGACTTAGAGAGATAAGTTTAAGAATGGTACTAAAAATTGCTGACTTGGCTAAGATGGATTTCGATAATTGGAAATCAATTGCTGAGTCAACATGTATGAGACGTTCATAGTTTCATACTCCCCCTAGTGTTCAAAACCCTCCCACTTTGAGCACTTTGAAACCCTCAAATTTATTTGGGGGTTTCTTTTTATAAAACTCTTGACAATACTTAAAAGTCATGTATAATTAGTACTTAATGAACTATATCTTTTTTTGGAGAAATATGAATAAATTAGATAAGAACTTTCATATCAATATGTCTCCTTTATATTTAACATTTGTTTTCATGATTTTTATGTTATGGGCAAGTGAAGTAAAAGGCGATGAGATAGAAGAAATTATTGTAACTGCTCAACAAGAGGAAACTGTGGTAGCAAATCCTGTTACATCAAGTAGCCTTATTAGTGCAATACAAGAAGACTTTACATACTCACAAGGTGGATATGGTGGTTTTGTAGGCTACAATGAGCGAGGTGCTCAAACAATACATACATCAGTTTATGTAAATGGTATACCAGCAAATGGCACAGGCAGTGGTTGGTATGATTTTGGACACGATTTTGCAAGTGGACAAACTGTAAAGGTTATTTCAGGTGCAAACGGAGTGTTATATGGCTCAGGTAGTATTGCTGGTGCAATACTTATTACTGATACAATTGATAGCGGTTTAACAGTACGGCTCGAAGACGATATAAAATTTGCCAGAGTTGCACCTACTGATTCAATTGAATTTAGTATGATAAACGATGGCATGGATAGTGTTCGCAACGACAATGATGAAGAAGACAGTTACAAAAATAAAACTGCAAGGTTTGATGTTGATGCTGGAGACTTTAATCTAGTAGGCAAATATACAGATTACGAATATGATTATGACAACTGTTATACTTCAAGTTTCTCTCAAAGCAATGACTGTTTACAAGACGGCGAACGTTACAATGTTGCTATTAGAAACAACATACTAACATTAGGTAGAGCATACGAAAAATCAGAATACTTTACTGAAGGTGATTCAACATACGTGAATGAAAACTATAGAGACTTTCTTAGAGTTGGTAAGCAAATGATTCTAAGTAACAAACTAAATGTTACATACGGTCTAGATGCAGAACAGCAACACTATAAAACATCATCTCCTTATAGTTCAAACATATATGAAGATGAGAACTTTGCTGTATTCATGTCTGCTAATGCTGACTTTGTAATGAGTTACAACTTTGGATTTAGACTAGGTAACGATGATCAAAATGCTCTTAGACTTGGTATTGAAAATGGACCATGGTATTTTAACATTGGTGACAGTTTTAGAAAACCTAACTTGTATGAAAAGTTTGGTGATGCCTATGTCGATGGCGACGAAGATCTAAAGCCTGAAGAAGGTATTGGATATGAATTAGGCTTTGGCGTTATGAGTTTATTTAGATATGAGTTCGATGAAACAATTGAGTATGTAGCAGGATATTCTACTACTGTAGTTGTAGAACCAGAAGTAAGTGTAACAGATCCTGACACAGGTGAAGTTACTGTAACACCTGCTGTAACAGAAGATGTGTACACAAATGCCACGTACGCAAATGGTGGTGATTACATCACACAAGGTTTTAGATTTGCTAATAACTTTGGACCAGTGTATTTAAGTTTAAAGTATACAGATACTGAACAACCTAGAGTACCAAAAATATCAGGTGCTGTACAATACAGTAAAGATGTTTATGGTGTAAATCTTAGAATTAAGTATGCAGTACAACTAGATAGAGAACCTAGTCAATATGATGTACTACCAGAAGGACAAACAAAGTTAGATGATCTTAAGAAGTTAAATTTTTATGCTACTAAAGATTTCAATAACGGATTTGTTTTATCGTTTAAGGTAGAAAATATCACAGACGAAGATGTTGAAGTAGTTCCTTTCTATGGAGTTGAAGGTACTGAATATTATTTGACATTAGGCTATAAGTGGTAGTATAATAAATTATGGGTAAATGTGTTTTAGAAATTAGAGACGAAGTAAATGTTCGTTTCACAGGACTTGATGTTAAAACAAGGCGTAAAATTTCAGATGAAGTAAAATACTTTTTACCTTATGCCTATCATATGCCTGCTTATAAATTGGGCAGATGGGACGGCTGTATTAGATATTGTGATATAGGCGGTAGAACATATTTTCATTTATTAGAAAGATTACTGCCTATTGTTACTGGTGACGGATACGAAATAGAAGTAGTTGACAACAGAACAAAATGGGATTTCAGTTTTACTTCTGTAAAACAAGATAGTTATAGTCACGTAACTTGGCCTAAAGGTCATACTGTAGCAGGAACACCAATTCAGTTAAGAGATTATCAAGTAGATATTGTAAATAAATTTTTAGAAAATCCACAATGTTTACAAGAAATTGCCACAGGTGCAGGTAAAACTCTTGTTACAGCAGTACTTAGTGAAAAATGTGAGGAGTACGGCAGAACAGTAGTTATTGTACCTAACAAAGATCTTGTTGTGCAAACAGAAAAAGATTACAAAAACTTAGGACTTGACGTAGGTGTCCTTTATGGCGACAGGAAAGAGTATGACAAAACACATACAATTTGTACATGGCAAAGTTTAGCAGTATTAGAAAAGAAAACTAAGTCATATGAAGCAGAAGTAGACATTGATGTATTCTTAGATAACGTTGTTTGTGTAATGGTCGACGAAGTTCATAAGGCAAAAGCAGATGTATTACAAAAACTTCTTAGCGGAGTGTTTGCCAATGTCCCTATTAGATGGGGACTAACTGGCACTATACCAAAAGACGAACATGAAGCAATTGGTTGTTTGGTGAGTTTAGGCCCAGTTGAAGGTAAGATGAGCAGTAAAGAATTACAGGATATGGGTGTACTAGCAGATTTAGATATTACTATTCTACAACTACAAGATGGAATGATGGGATTCAGCACATACGCACAAGAACTTAAATGGTTAGTTACAGACCCAAAAAGAATAGATCAGTTAAGTAACATTATCTCAGGCTATGCTAATAACGGTAATACACTAGTTCTTATAGATAGAATTGCTACAGGAGAAATGTTAGCAGAAAGAAATAAAGATTGGGTTTTTGTAAGTGGGTCTATGAAGACTCAAGATAGACAAGATGAATATGCAGAAATCAGCGAAATGGATAATAAAGTCATTGTTGCTACATACGGTGTAGCGGCAGTAGGTATCAACATACCAAGAATATTTAATCTTATAATGTTGGAACCAGGTAAGAGTTTTGTGAGAGTAATACAAAGCATTGGAAGAGGTATTAGAAAAGCACAGGATAAAGATTATGTCAATGTGGTTGACATAACGAGTAATTTAAAGTATAGTAAGAGACACTTGACTAAAAGGAAAGCCTTTTACCGAGAGCAGAATTTTAGACATACAGTAACTAAAGTGGAGTATAAATGAAAATATTAACAATAGAAAATGATACATACGATATAGATTGTGTACCAGATGAGATAGATGACATACGATATTGTGTTCTTGATGGCGGCGATCCAGAGTGGGTAGACTTTTTCTTCTTACCATTAATATTTTTAGAAAGTTTCTATGCACCTGCAATTTGTTTGCAGATAGGAGAATATAAAATTCAAATGCCTATGGATTGGAGTGTATTGTTATGTGACGAAGAATTAGATGGTATAGAGGTAATTCCTTTAGCAAGTTTAAATAATCGAGGTTTTAGGGTTTTAGCAATGAATCCATTTACATCAAAAATACCTGGTAGTGAAGAAGTTAGTATTACAAACGTATATCAAGATGTAAAATGGTTTTTTCCAAAACTTAAAAATGGACATTTATTAGCAATACCTCTTGAAGATGGCCCTAACCCTAAATGTGCATACTTTGTAAAAGATGCAAATAAAGTTAAAGATTTTGAAATAGGCGATTTAATGTAATGTTTGAAATATTATTTTGGAGTTTAATTGTAATTACATGGGCGTCAGTAGGCTTACATGTAATAAAAGAGTTTGTGAGAAATCACATAGAATAGGAGAATAAAATGATAGAACCAAGTATTAACAAACCTAGTCTATTTAGAAGAACTGTAATGGGACTTGTAAATGGCTGGAGACGTGTAATGGATGTGAGATTTAATCCATTAAGAGTAATCAAAGACCCAAGTTTACAAACATACTTTATGCTAGTACTGTTTACTGTATGGAGTGTGTTCTTTGGCTTCTTAGCGGCAAACTATCTAGGGTTCTTTAACTACAATACAGTTATAAGTATCTTTATTCATGTTGCTGTATTGTTACCACTAGCATTCACCAATGCAATCTTTGTTGATGCAGAACGTGATGGGCATAAATGGTTAAAAGAATGGAAAGCAGAGCAGAATAGATATACTATTATAACAAACAGACTGAGAAAGAAAAACTTAGTTATGTGGGATCCAAACAAGGAGGCATGATGAGAAGTATATGGGATTTTATTGTGAAACACGAGTTTTGGTTTACCATACTACCAGTGATTGGTTTATATATTGGTGAATACCTAACTCGCACAGATTGGATGGGTGGTCTCGGATTTTTGTTATTTTTAATTGCAATAACACGATTAGCATCACATCCAATGTGGAAAAAGGATAAGGAGGCGTAATGGCAATATCAGATGAAATGAGAGAACAACTTGAAATGGTTGTTCAGTATGGTGACCAAATAAAAGCAATGTTCAAAGAACAAGATGACGTTGACTATGAGATTGGTGACTACGATGAACCTATCACACAACTGTTAGGTCATATGAATGAAGTAATGGAAACAATTGACGGAGGTTGGTAAAAATGTCAAAAAGAAAATTTAGAATAGAAGGCGGAAGATACGGAGGAGAACTTGTTTTAGGAGAAGTTAATCCAATATTTGCAAGTTATTATGCAGAACTAGATGATACTAGTGAACTTATAGATGCAGTATTAGAATCAGAAGATTGGGAAGAAGGAGATGATAATTCAGATGCATTATTAGATCCTGAAGGTCCACCTCATCCTGCACTACCAGGTGAAGATTTTTATATGTGGGAAAACGATGAATTTGAACACATTAATAGTGCCTACGCAGATGGAGGCTTTACAGTATATGAAGTTCCGGCAGATGGTTCCGATGATTGGGACTACGAAAATGAAGTATATGAAGGAGAAGCAATTCATGTTTATGGCAGAGAAGGCGGCCTCTTTAATACCGATGAAGAACCGGAAGTAATCAATGAAGAAGATGAAGACGGCAACAAATATGTGCCTGTTTTAATGTTCCACAGTTGTGAGAAAGGTTCTTTTGGTGCTTGGTTTGTAGAAACAGATGGCGAAGATTTTGATGAGTTTAAATTAGGTATGGGTGTAGTAGAAACAAATTTAGGTGAATTTGTTGATGCTGTATTTTACAATAAAGTAGAATTAGACTGTGATTACGATTACAATGACACTACCGGTAAAAGTTATGATGCACAAGTAGGTTGGTTAAATACTAAGTGGCATGACAGTCAAGATCTTATTCATGAAAACTTAGATGAATACCTTGCAGAGTTTGACGATAATGCAGAATGGGAAAGAGAAAATAGATGAAAAGAATTTTAATTTGTGGTTTACCTGGTTCAGGTAAATCTACTCTAGCAAAACGTCTTGTTGAAACATTAGGTAATGCAATGTGGCATAATGCTGATGATATCAGGGAACTTTTTAATGATTGGGATTTTTCGCCGCAAGGTAGAGAAAGACAAATGAAAAGAATGACCGATTATTGTTTGAAAACTGTAGGTAATGGTAATTATGCTGTTGCTGATTTTGTTTGCCCTACTAATGAATTAAGAAGAAAATTTAATCCTGAGTATGTAATATGGATGGATACTATTGAAGAAGGTAGATTTGAAGATACAAATAAAATTTTTGAAAAACCAGATGCAACTATTAATGTAGATGTTGTAATTAGAAAAGAAGATTGGTGGACTCAAGAAGCAGTAGAAAAAATAGCAAGGCTAATTGCTGTAGATATAAAAGACCCTAATTTTCATCCTAAGAAACCTACTACCCAAATGCTAGGGCGATTTCAACCATTTCATGAAGGTCATAAAAAGTTATTTGAAAGAGCATTAGCAAAACATGGCCAAGTGGCAATACTGGTCAGAGACATGCCTTTAAGTGATAGTAATCCCTGGACCCCTGAAGATATTTGTGAAAATATAGAACAAGAACTCTATGAACATGCAGGTAAATTTAGGTGCTATCCTGTGCCAAATATTATGAATATTACTTACGGCAGAGGCGTAGGTTATAAGATTGAAGAGGAAGTTCTCGATGAGGAAACACAACAAATTAGTGCAACTAAGATTCGAGAGCAGATGAGAAAGGATGGAGAACTATAACCATCCTGCTTATACAAGGTATCCACATTTGAAACCATTACCCACTGAAGCAGAATATACAGATTGGGTTAAATGGTTTGCTTGGAAACCTGTAACTTTGCTTTCTGGAAAGAAAGTATGGCTACAAAAAATATATAAAAGAGAAAGGACGGTACAATGGGTACCTCCTACTTTCCCTGAAGGATCGTTTGATCGTATTGAATATTCTACTTGGGAAGACATAATGGAAAACAAATTTAAATAAGGAAAACAAAATATGTATCAATTTACAAGTGAAAGTGTCAGTGAAGGGCATCCAGATAAAATAGCAGACTTGATATCCGATAAAGTAGCAACATACTTGCTGAATAATGAAATTAATAATAGGACAGCAATTGAAACGTTAGTTACAACCAATATGGTTACATTGGCAGGAGAATATAAAACTAATATAGAAGTTGATAATAACTACATAGACGAAATCGTTAGACAAACAGTTAAAGAAATAGGTTACGAACAAACAGGGTTTCATTGGAAGAATTTAAAAATCTATAATGAACTACATGGCCAAAGCGAAGACATTGCATTAGGTACAGACTCATTTGGGGCAGGCGATCAAGGAATAATGTTTGGATATGCATGTAATGAAAATGAACATTACATGCCATCACCACTAATATACTGTCATAAAATTTTAGAATCTTTAAGTGATAGTAGAAAAAATGATTCTGAATATAGCATTATTAGACCAGACAGCAAAGCACAGATAACATTTAACTATGCAAATACAGGCGAACCTATCGACATTGATAAAGTATTAGTTAGTACTCAACACAGCGAAGATAGTACACAGGATCAAGTAAAAGAACTAGTTCACAAAACAATTAGTAAAGTAGTACCAAATGAATTACTAAAAAATGCTGAGTACTTAATAAATCCAACTGGTAGATTTGTTATCGGTGGACCAGATGGAGATACTGGACTTACTGGAAGAAAAATTATTGTTGATACTTATGGAGGAGCCGCACCTCATGGTGGCGGAGCATTTAGTGGTAAAGATCCTTCTAAAGTTGATAGAAGTGCGGCTTATATGGCTAGATGGATAGCAAAAAATATTGTTAAACGATATAATTTTAAGAATGTATTAGTTCAAATAAGTTATGCTATAGGAGTTGTGCAACCAACATCATTAGTAATCTTTACTGATGGTAAGATAAATGAAAATATAATCCAACAGGTAAAAGATCAAGTAGATTTATCTCCGTTAGGTATTATACAAAGATTTGGATTAGGTTGTCCTACACCACTAGACATTAGTACTAACTATGGACATTTTGGTAAAGATCATTTACCATGGGAAAGAGATGATTTATAATTTAAAAGATATTATACGCACAGTACCTGACTATCCTATACCAGGAATACAGTTTAGAGATATTACAAGTATTACAGATAATGCCGACGCATTTAGTAGTACAATTATACAATTATCAGTTGCTACAGCAAAATTTAATGCTAACACTATAATTGGTATTGAAAGTAGAGGATTTGTTTTTGGAGCACCAGTTGCCGCAAAATTTCATTTACCGCATATACTTGCTAGAAAACCTAGCAAATTGCCTAACGAAACATTTAGTAAACCCTTTAAATTAGAATATGGAGAAACAGAAATACATATACAAAAAATTTCTCCTATAAAAGGTAATGTTGTAATTATAGATGACTTGATTGCAACAGGTGGTACTGCTATTGCAACAGCAGACTTAGTTCATGAAAATTGGGGTATACCAAAAGAACATATTCTAATACTTGCAGTAATAGATCTACCAGACCTTAAAGGAAGTACTATTATTAAAGATCAAGGATACAATGTCGAAACACTTATAGAATTTGATGGAGAATAAAATATTGCTAATAGGTTCTCCTAGAACGGGAGGACATAGTGTATTAGAAAACTTAACAAGCAATGAACATAGAAACTTTGGCGAAATTTTATTTTGTAAAGAACAAGAAGATTGTAAAAGTATTATCGAAAGTAGAATACAAGAATATAATTTAAGCAAAAAATGTATAGCAAAAGTTATACCCGGCCAAACACCATTTGATAGAAAATTTATTAAACGACAATGTTTTAAATTATGTGAAATGGCAGATACACTATATTATACTCAACGAGAGTCGATAACAGATCAAGTAATTAGTTATGCAGTAGCATGTAAACAATTTGATATCAATGATGTTAGTCCATGGAGATCTAATAGAAAGTTGTATAGCGAACAGTTATCGAATAATGATTTAGATAAAGCATTTGACAATTTAAGTTTTTATAGTAAACTAGTATTAGAGATATATAAAGAATATCCTGGTCAAGTTTTTACATTAGAAGATGATTTAGAATATAACCCGTACCCAAATAGGTACACATATAATGGAGACTGGCAACCTCCGTATAATTTTAGGATGTTAGATGGCTAAGAAACCACAACTACCGCTAAAAGATGTAATGGCGGCAATAGATAAAAAAAATAAAAGTTTTTACACAAATCTTAGTGATGAACAAAAGAAAGCCTTTAGTGCCTGGATGATGATGAGATACTGTAGTAGTGTACAAGGTAAACATGCGGCCAATTACATTTATATGACAAATGAATTAGTTAATTTACAATTTAGTGAAGTTAGCAAACATCCAGAATTGCAGTGGTTATTATTAAGTGCATGTGGTAGCGGAAAAGTTGAATTTCACCCTTATATAAAACCTCCACATTCAAAAAAGAAAAAGAACAAAGTATTTAATTTTATGAAAGAACTATTACCAGATGTAAAAGATGATGACTTAGAAGTTCTTATCAGTATCAATGTAAAAGATGATTTAAAAGAATTTGCTAAAAGAAATGGCTGTGATGATAAAACAATAAAAGATGTCTTTGGAAAGTAATAAATGTAAATGGTGCAGTAAGTCGTTTATGAACGAACGCACTCTATCGGCTCATATGTGCGTCAAAAAAAGACGTTGGGCAGATAAAGATCTTACACATACAAGATTAGCATTTAGGGTATTTCAAATGTTTTATGATTTAAATACATCAGCAACAAAAATAAAAACACAGGAAGAGTTCATACAGAGTCAGTACTATGAAGGTTTTGTAAAATTTGGTAGAAGTTGTGTTACAAATGAATATTTAAATCCAGAGCAGTTTGCAGAATGGTTAATAAAAAATGGTAAGAAATTAGCAGACTGGAGCAAAGACAAACTATATGATGAATATCTATTAGCATACATTAAAAAAGAGCCAGGCATGAAAGCATTAGAACGAACAATTATGTATTTGGCAAAATGGAGTGAAGAAAATAATTTAGATTGGACTGAATATTTTAAAGAAGTGTCTACACCTAGAGCAGTCTATGATATTAGAAGTGCAAAAGTATCTCCTTGGATGTTATACTTATGTGACACCGGTGATGAATTACTTACAAGATTTAGTGACGAGCAAGTAAAAATAATAGAGGATATAATTAGTGCGCCGTTTTGGATGAAACTCTTTACACAAAATAAAGAAGAAGTTTCAGAAGTAAAACAAGCATGTTCAATAGCAGGTATATAAATGAAAAAACGAGAAGAAATGTTAGTAATCACAATGGAAGAATGTGGAGAACTCATTCAAGCATGTAGCAAAATGATAAGATTTGACGAACCATGTGATTATAAACAATTACAAGATGAAATCGGTGATGTCATGTGTATGATAGATATACTTAAAAATGGCGGCCTTGTTACTGATGAGCAAATACAAAAACGTATGGCAGTTAAAAAAGAAAAACTAATGAAGTGGAGTTTATTGTTCAGTGAAGATTGATTTTGATGTAGATATCGATATGGCTAACAGAGATGACTTTCTCAAGTTAGTTAATGTCACACCTGCAAGTATTGAAAAGGATGGTAAGTTTACCAAGCACAATACTGGTGTCTACTTTCAAAATATTCCAAAGTTTCCACTAGAAGGCTATAGTACAATAGATCATAAACAAGCAGAACAAGACGGCTGGTTTAAATTAGATGTACTTAATAACCATGTTTATAAAGAAATAGAGAATGAGCAACACTTAGATAAACTGATAGAAACAGAACCTATGTGGGAATTATTCCAGCATAAGGAAATAGTTGACCAACTGTTCCATATAAACAAACATTTTGATATTATACAACAACATTTACCTAACAGCATAGAGCAACTAGCAATGATACTTGCTATGATAAGACCAGGTAAACGTCATTTGGTTGGAAAGGATTGGAAGGATATTGAAAAAGATGTTTGGGTCAAACCAGCAGATGATAGTTACTTTTTTAAGAAAAGTCATAGTTATGGATATGCTTTAGCAATAATAGTACAATTAAATTTGATTGTTGAGACTGCTAGTCAATCTTCCTAATTAGTTGAATACCTCTTCGCTTTATTCTTTTTCTAATTAAATTTTGTAGGCTTGTAGTTGGACCAAAGATAATTTCTATATCTTTCATTATAAATGTTCGCAAGTACTTTTTAAATGGTTGCATCTCATGATGTAAAAAAACATCAATAGGTAACTGTCTATTAGACTCCCACCACCATACTTCACCTAACTCTAAAAAAAGTTTTTTAATTTCTTTATCTTGTATTCGATCTAGATCATAAAATGTCATAATAGAATTATCATGATTAATTACTATGCCTATGAATTCTTGGTCACTATATGTAATACCGGTTAGGAAAGGATATCGTTCTTGCGTTTCTTTTATTAAAGTCTCTTTATCCACAAAAGTATTTATAATCTAGAATGATAAATACTGTAATATAAAGAGTTTAAATTTATGAGTTTTAGCGATAATAGATTATATCTTTACGAAGATTACATTGATTTGGTTATCGATACCAACGGATTATATGTGGATAATAGGCCTATGAACAATAGAAAATTAATTGCCCATAAGGGATTAAGCAACGAAATATTTTTTAATATTAGAAATAGAGATAGAAAGTTACAAAATGTGTTTAGCGACATATTAACTGCAACACTAATAAATCCTACAACTAAAAGAAGATTTTTTTATAAAACATTAGAACATACAAGTGATGTAGGTATATCAAAATTAGTTTTAGACGAAGGAGATCTCAGAGATATTGATGCAGGGTTATACACAATTTACATTGCTAGAAGGCAATCTGATAGTTCAGATTATCCTGTATACTCTGATCAAAACAGCAATTTAGTATTTAATATAGAAATATCAGAACAAATAGATCAAAGTCCAGTTGAAACACAAATAGGGAATACTTTTTTACAAACATCGAGTACATCGGCAGGCGACGCCGCTAATGTATTTGTGAGTTCTGCATTTAAAGGCAACCAAGATCGAAACTTTTCACATGCATTACATTCTATAGCAATATATCCAGATACTTATACTGGTAAATTTGACGTTCAGGCAAGTTGCATAGAAAATGCACCAAGTAGCGATGAAACAAGTAGTGATTGGTTTAATATAGAAAGTAATATAAGTATATCCGCTTCTAGTGATATCTACCATAAAACATTTACTATAAATGCAAATTGGATTAGAATTAAACATACACCAACCTCTGGTAATATCTCCCAAGTACAAGTTAGAAACTAGTTGACTTTTCTCTAATATTCCTGTATAATACACTTATGGATATAGACTTTCTCGTAGAACGAGTACATCGCCTTCTTTTAGATAACTTGCCTGTAAAAACAAGCAGAACGCCTAGTGGATGGATGACAATGAACTGTCCTATGTGTAATGATAAAAGAAAAAGAGGCGGCATAATTACTAGTGGTGCGAGAATAAGTTATAACTGTTTTAATTGTAATTTCTCTACTGGATGGGCACCTGGGCCAAGTTTAGGTAAAAAATATAAAGATCTTGCAGGACAATTAGGTGTAACAACAGATGAAATACATAAAGTTACAATTGAACTGCTTAAACACAGCGAACTTTTAGAAACAGAAGAAACCACAGATTATATCTACAATTTACAAAAGTTTAAAACAGAAGACTTACCAGCAAATGCTATGGCAGTTGATGATTTAGAAGACAATCATCCTGTTAAAATGTATGCGGTAAAAAGGGGACTACTAGGACTATATCCACTTTTATATTTTAATGAAAATTTATATAAAAAAAGACTAGTAGTGCCCTTTACTTATAATAACGAATTAGTAGGCTGGACTGCAAGGCATATAAGTCCGCCAGACAAAAGTACACCTAAATACTTACATAAAATACAGCCTGGATATGTTTTTAATATTGATAGATTTGCTGACAGCAAAAGAGAAATAGTTGTTGTAACAGAAGGTGTGTTTGATGCTATACAATTAGATGGTGTAAGTATACAAGGCAATAGTGTAACACCAGAACAAGCACACTTAATTGACAAACTAGGTAAACGTGTTATACTTTGTCCGGATAGAGATAATGCAGGTAAAGAATTAATTAATCAAGCATTAGAACTAGGTTGGGAAGTTAGTTTTCCGCCATGGCATGCCGATATAAAAGATGCCGATGAAGCAGTAACAATGTATGGTAGATTATTAACATTATCTAGTATTATAAAACATGCTACAGATAATAAATTAAAAGTTCAAGTAAAGGCAAAAATGTTATGAGAGAAAAAATTAAAAATTGGGCAAATGTTTGTAAATTACATTGGAAAGAAATAGTAACACTATCTATTGCATTACATTGGATAGTAGATCTATTAATTCTAGGTCCAATAGTTTTCTTTTTAGGATATATGTTTGGATTGTATACAGGACATTAATATGAAGTTATATGTAAACGGTTGTAGTTTTAGTTACGGTAATACTTTAGAAAACAAATCTGCTTGGCCAGATTTTATGGAAGGTTATGAAGTTATTAATGAAAGTTGGATAGGTAGCAGTAATAAAAGGATACTTAGACGAACAAAAGAATATATAAAAACTCATGCAGTAAATGATACTATGTTTGTAATACAATTATCAGATTGGTTTAGAGATGAATGGTATGATTCAGAATTTGATACTTGGATAGGTATGTGTAAAAATGATGTTGTATTAGATGATTTATCTTATAATAGAAGTGATATTGATATAGATGAACTTAATAAAAAAGTTACAAGTTTTGTACATCATTCTCTACTACATAGAAGTATTAAGACTGTAGAAGAAGAAACATATAACCTTATTAATTCAATGGTAGCATTCTTCAATCAACATGAGATACCTTACATGTTTACAGGAATGAGTTCACGTTGTATGCCTGCAGAAAATAATGTAGACATAATTGTACCTACGCATTTTGTAAAACCTATAAGTATAATAGCAGGTAATAATGTAATAAGCACCAGCGATAGCCATCCAGACGATGCAGGACATAAACTATTTGCTAGATATATAACTAATGAGATAAAGAATTATGAGCGATATTAAAGAGTACAACGAAGAAACACAGGAACTATTTTTAAGATTTTTACTTAGCGACAATGACTTGTTTGCTAGATGTCAAAACATAGTTAAGCCTGAGTTTTTTAATTTAAAATATAGAAAAGCAGTAGATCTTTTTATTAGCCATAGTGTAAGCCATAATGCTATCCCTACGCCTGAACAAGTTAGTGCAGTAGCAGGTATAAAACTAGAACCTATTCCAAATGTAACACCCGATCATCACAACTGGTTTATGAATGAGTTCGAGACATTCTGCAGACACAAAGCATTAGAAAAAGCAATTATTGAAAGCACAGACTTGTTAGAAAAACAAGACTATGGTACTGTGGAAAATAAAATTAAAGAAGCAAGCCAGGTAGGCTTAGTAAAAGATTTAGGTTTAGATTATTTTGAAAATCCGAAAGAAAGACTTGAATGGATCAAAGCACAGGCTGGTGCTATTAGCACAGGCTGGAAAGCAATAGATCAAAAACTATATGGTGGCGTTAATAGAGGAGAAATGTCAATATTTGCAGGAGGGTCAGGAGCGGGTAAAAGTTTATTCTTACAGAATTTTGCTGTTAATTGGGTACTTGCAGGATATAATGTAGTTTATATTAGTTTAGAACTTAGTGAGCAACTTATTAGTATGAGACTAGACAGTATGGTTTCCGGCTATGGCGTGAAAGAAGTTATGAAAAACATCAGTGATGTAGATCTAAAAGTTCGTATGAAAGCCAAAGGTGCAGGTAGACTTAGAGTAAAACAGATGCCTAATGGTGTTACATCAAATGATCTCAGAACATTTTTACGTGAATATGAAATATCCTGTGGTGAAAAAGTAGATTGTTTACTTGTAGATTATCTAGATTTGATGATGCCTATAAGTACAAAAGTAAGTGGCAGTGATTTGTTTATCAAAGACAAATATGTATCTGAAGAATTACGTAATTTAGCAGTAGAAAGAGACTTATTATTTGTTACAGCATCGCAGTTAAATAGAGGTGCAGTAGAAGAAATAGAATTTGATCATCACCACATAGCAGGTGGTATCAGTAAAGTACAAACAGCAGACAATGTTGTAGGTATATTTACTTCAAATGCTATGCGAGAAAAAGGCAGATATCAAATACAGTTTATGAAAACACGTTCTAGTAGTGGTGTTGGCACTAAAGTAGATTTAAGATTTGATCCTGACACACTAAGAATAGAAGACTTACAAGATGGTGACGAAGATGCAATGACTATTACTACAGGTTCACTAGTAGATCAACTTAAACGTAATAATAGTATCAAAGCAGACGAACCTGAAGCACAAGACACAGTTAGCCAAGCAATGAATATGCGTGAGTTCTTGAAAAAGAATGACTTATAATGATAAATAGCATTATACGTTTTTATTTGGAGAAGCGGTGAGAAGAAGTATATTAGAAGAACTTAATCAGATATCTGTAGATAGAGATAGAGATCATGTTGTTTCTAATAGAGGAGAGCATGTAATTAATAGTGCAATTAATCTTATCGAGCAAATAGAAGAATATTATGATGAATCAACTGCTAAAGATCTAACAAACAGAATTATCAATAGTATTAAAGGCCGAGACGGCAAAAAATTCTCCAGAGGTATTACAAAGATTATAAAAGAATCTCAACGAGAAAAAGAAAATGCTGATAAATGAAATTATTGAAGGTATTGTAGAAGCACCACAAGGAAATACTGCCTCCCCTTTGGATGCTAAAACACGTGACGACATTGCTGACAGAAAAACATACAGTATTAATGGTAGAAAATACATTTGGGTTAAAGAAGTTAGTGCCTGGTACAGTCAAAATGATAGAGCATACGTTAGACCCGGGTCAGAATCTGATTATGTTCTAACTACTTCAGTACTTAACATAATGAATCCAAGGAAAAAAATTACATTAAATCCTTTTAAATTAGCAAATGATTTAATAGCAAAACCAATTGCAAAAAGACTTGGATTAAGAGGTATAGGCAAAGCAACTAGAACTGATCCAAACGCAAGTATTATGAAAAAAACAGGCACAATGATAGGTGGAGCAATTGGAAGAGGTTTAGATAAAATGACAGGCGACGGTGGTTATAAATTTAATAGACGTGGAAAACTAGACGATCCAGAACTATCAAATACTCCTGATACTCCTAATACTTTCGACGAACCTAAGACTAAAAAACCGAATATTATAAATTTAGATAAAAAACGTAAAAAATCAAATAAAAAATCAAGTATCTTAATGCCAGGTGATCCTGACTTTAGAAAATAGTACAAATGAAATTCAACGAAATTTCACAAGGATATGTTACTGAACTTATACTTGAAGCAGTAGGCAAAAACACTCATCTCGAGCATCTCGAAGATCATATTTTTAATAAAGGCTTTGAAGGAGCCAAAGAAGCAATAAATTATCTATCTAGTCTACACGAAATGCTAGAAGGAAATTCTAAAACTCCTATCAGCATGACAACAAAATGGGATGGTGCTCCGGCAATCATTGCAGGCAGAGATCCAGAAACTGGTAAATTTTTTGTAGGCACCAAGGGAGTGTTTGCTACTAGAAAGCCTAAAATAAACTTTACAGAAAAAGACATAGATGAAAATCATCCTGCAGAAGGCTTACGAGACAAATTAAAACTTGCATTAAGGACTTTGAGCAAATTGAATTGGAACACAGTTGCACAGGGTGATATGTTATTTTCTAAAGAAGATTTACAAAAAACAAATATAGACGGTGAAGAAGTTCTACTATTTAAACCCAACACAATAGTTTATGCAGTCCCTACTAATAGTGATTTAGCAAAAGAAATTGCTAGTGCAGATATAGGCATTGTATGGCACACAGAGTATGTAGGTGGACCTACACTTGCAGATACACGAGCCAAGTTTGGTTTTAATGCTGATGTATTAGGTAATAGTAAAAGTGTATGGCATAGAGATGCTATAATAAAAAATTTAAGCGGCATAGTTACATTCACAAAAGAAGAAAGTATTGATGTACTAAATGCAATTAATTCTGCAACAGCATATATGAAAAGTATAGACTCTAGTACATTTAATTGGTTAGAACAAGGAAATGAATTAATAGGTAAAGATTTTTTACAACAATTAAAGGCTCATGTAAATAACAATATTAGAGCAGGAGCATTTGATAAGCCTACTAAATTTGCACAAGGATTTATTCAAAAGTACATAGCCTTTATGACAAAGGAAATAGACAAAGTTAAACAACAATCTACTAAAGATGCTAAATTACAAAAACAGGTAGCAGGTGTTAAATTTATAAGAAAAAATTTAAAAAGTATTGTAGCAGTATATGATTTGTATTTAAAAATCATAGAAGCAAAAATTAAGATTATTAGGAAATTAGAAATAATTAGACAAATGCCTACATTTAAAGAAACAGAAAATGGGTATGAAGTAACAGGCGAAGAAGGATTTGTTGCAGTTGATAGAAAGGGTAATGCTTTGAAACTAGTTGATAGATTAGAGTTTAGTAAATTAAACTTTGGTTCAGGGAGGCCTGGAGCATAATGGATACTATGACATTAGATCAGATGTTATCAAAGTTACAAAAAGATATGAAAGAAAGGCATCATCCAGATTGGCTTGGCTGGGTAAGTCAAAATAAAGTTTTTAAATTAAAAAATATTGATATAGACTCTGTATCTCCTGCAGATGGTTGGCAAGGAAATAAAGATAACATAGATAACATGTTTAAGAGTAATTTAAGTGATGCTCCTATCATTGTAGTTCATAAAAATGGCGGCATTATTGATGGCAATCATAGACATCAAGCATTAAAGAAACAAGGTGCTAAAACAATACAAGCCTATGTGGGCGAAGATAAAATGGAATTTAAATTAATAGATAAAGAAATATCAGAAGCAAGACTATGGCGTCAAAGTAGACAATTTGGCGAGATGGATGGACGAGGTATTGCCGATTTATTATATCTAAGTTTTTTATCGTTGCTTACATTTGCAAAAGATGATTATAAATCCGATTATGCTAAAGCATATGCAAGACAAACTTCGCAGTATGGTACTTTTACTATGTTTAGGAGCCATGCTACAGACATTTATCTTTTAGCATATCAAGTAAAAAATCCAAAGAACAAACATATAAGTTTAAAAAATAACATAGAAAGCACTAGGTTTTTAAAAAGTTTATCTTTCGATTCTAGAAAATTTTATTTCATACTATCTAAAATTGCAAGAGGCAATCTCAATAAAAGCGAAATATCTACATACCTTTTTAGATTAGAAGCACAACTTAAGATATCAAATGCAAACTTTAAGCAATATAGACGTTACATCAATGATTGGGAAAATTTAAAATTTGCACAAAGGCAATATGTTACCAGCAAACTTATTCAAGACTTTAGACGATTAGGTCGAGGAAGTGAAATGGTTTCATCTTTGAGTGATATGGCAAAGTATAAAAAATACAGAATATCAGATGAAGTTAAGAGTAGAAGTTATAAAAAACCAAAACCTTCAGCAACTTCAAGAGTAGTTGGTACAGCCGCAGGTGCAATAGCAGGTAGGTATGTTGGTAAAAAGGTTGCAAAGAAGTTGGGCAAAGATATTGATAAATATAAGAAGTACGGCACAGGTATAGGCGCAATAGCAGGTTATTGGGCAAGTGGCCGGAAGAAACAACAATGAAAATAAACGAGATAATTTTAAAAGAAGAAGCATTTAGTCCCCAAGAGTTAACGGCTTATGCATCATCTCTTTATCAATTGGGTAGAAGTAGAGAAGCAGTTTTGACTTTACAAATTGCTTCTGATCCTAAATATAATAACTCGATTGATGCTATTCAAGGTGAAGTTGCACGTCGAATTTCTAAAATGACTGGTGGCGATAACGAAGCATCTAAACAAGAATTTGATTCAGCAAAAAATAATTATGTCAAAGCATTTGGTGGTGCTCCTAAATCTAGTCCTAAATCTAGTGAAGAACCTAGATCACGAGGTGCCCAAGTAGGTAATACAAATGCTCAAAAGTATGATAAAAGACGAGCGTCTAGTTATAGACAAAAAGCCAAAGATTTTTATCATGACAATAAAATTGATACAACAAGTCTAGGATCAACAGTAGATACATCATTGAATTTAGGTCGAAAAATAAATTCAAAATTAGGTCAGTATTCACCTAGATCATCTAAATAAAAACCTTTAAATTTGATAAATAAGTGCATATGATACTTTTATAGTATCTGTGTTTAAGGAGAATTAAAATGGCACAATCAGATAGAAGAGCGGCGGCGGCTGGTGAGTTTATTGGTAAAGATGTATTCTTAAAAAGTTTTCAACAACAATCAGGAAACATTTCAGCAACTCAATTAACAGCACTAGTTAGTTCAGTCCAAAACTTGAACCTTTCAGTATTAAAACTTGGCGCAGTTAGTGGCGACACAGTTAATATGATTCTAGAAGGTGCAGACAACTTAGCAAACGGTGACCTAGCAGGACACGTTATTGCAGACGTCTCATTCTAAGTTAAACTAAACTTAATAAAAAGGCAGTTATACTGCCTTTTTTTATGGCTAAAAGTGATAAATAAAAGCAAAGGATACAGTAAAACAAGTATCCAGTAACATAGGAGAATTATAATGGCACAATCAAACCCAAACGCGGCAGTTAGAGCGGCAAACGGATTCGTAGGAACTACTCACATTATGTCAGTTACAGACGTATCTGTAGTTTCAGTTGAAGCAGTATGTACAGAAGCACAAAACGAAGGTTTTGTTGTTGTAGCAGTTGAAAATGACGTAGCAAGTGACGGATGTCACATTGCGGTACAAGGCGCAGGCGCAACACCTTCATTCACAGGTGCAACATTAGTAGTAACATTTAGTTAAGACTTAGTTTTTACACAAAAGAATCCTCGTTTATACGGGGATTTTTTTTGACTAGCAAAAAGTATAAACTGATAAATAGTACAAAGACGGAGACACACATGGTTGGACAAAGAAGCGGTGCGATGGGCAGTAGTGAGGTATTATCGAGTAATATAGAATATTACACACTATTCACTACAATTGATATCACACAAACAGGCGATTTTTCTGATAACACACAAAAAGATTTTGAAAGTGTTGTACAAGTAATAGGTTTAAGAGCACAACCAATTATTATGAATACACCGGTAGCACTTAATGGTGTAGGCCAAAATCTTTTAGAAAATTATGGTGCACCAAGCATTACTGGAGCAGGTTGGATTTTTAAATTTGCTTTTGAAAGAGAAGGTGTACACACATTAGACACGTTAAAAGATGAATTAAACGGTATTGTTTTAAACGGCGGTACTATAGATACAAAGAGTTCTATCAATATGGAATTCACTAAACAAGATTTATTATAATATGCCAAAAAAGCCTACAATTAAAAAAGAAACTAAGCCTTATAATCAAGACGGAAACCTAGAAGCACACATAATTGCTGACATGCTACGAATAGAAAGCATTACTACTGAGTTACGTGAATTTAAGGATGATACAAAAATGCGATTTAACAAATTAGAAAGTTGGATTGTAGCCATTGTAGGCATAACAGTAACATCTTTACTTGCTATTATTGGTATCTTCATAGAGAGTTTACTTGGATGAAATTACAAGAATTCAGCAGTATACTTGAAGCCAGAATGGTATGGCGTAAACAAGGTAATAAGATTAAACGTGCAGTTCGTTGTACTAGTGGTCCTAGAAAAGGTAGAGTGGTTGCAACATCATCACAATGTTCTAAACCTATCAACATAGCAAAAAGATTAAATCTCAAACGAACTAAAGCCAAACTAGGTGGCAGGATGAGGTTCAAAGCAAAAAGAACAAAGAGAATGAATCCTTTGAGCAGAAGATTAAGAACACTTAATAAGAGAAGGTAATGAAGTTTAAAGACTTACGAACTATTCAAACATTATTAAAAGAATATGGCATGACACCAGGCGCTCCTACGAGCAGTGGTAATCAACGTACAGGTTCTATTGTAAATAAAGTATCAAGTTCTCCTACTATTAATGGCACAAAGCAAAAAGAAAAACCAAAAACAGTTTCAGCAAACACAGTAAAAGTTAATTCTAGAATAACATCACCAGATGGTAAGAAATCAGGCAAAGTTGTATCACCAGTAAATAAGAATCCAGCATTTGGTGGCGTAGTAGTTCAAAGCGACGACGGTGAATATTTTATTATTAAAGGTAAAGATCGTGTACAAATGCAACCAGAAGAAGTAACTGAAGATCTAAAAGATTATGCATCAACACCAGAAATACATAACAGAGCATTACAAATTGCCAAAGATGCATATAAAAAATCTAATAAGCAAGTATCCTTTACTAAATTATATGATAAAGCCTTAGAAAAAATAGACCCAATGTATGGTAATATTGAAGAAGGAAAATTAGGAAAGTTAGCAAGAAAAAATAATAGAAAATTAAAAATAAAAGATCTAAAAGGAAAGATTAAAAAACTTTCTAGAAAAAGGTTAAAAGAAGCAGACCCAAAACTTTTTGAAATAAACTTTAACAAAAAAGAAATAGCACAACAAGGATTAGATGCACCTGTAAAATGTGGATTTGAAGCAGAAACATTTTTCTATAGTGTAGAGGGCGGTAGATCCAATGACGTAGATGATATGAGCATCAGTGATATCGAATACGAATACGGTGATATGCCAGATCAAGTTTGGGAAGATTTTGAAGACTGGTTGTATGATAAAGGACAAGACGAATACTTAGATGACCTCATATATGATAAAGTAGAAGAAGTCAGAGAAGATGAAGAATATTTAAATGACTTTATAGATAGTGGTTCAGGTCCAAGTTCAGAAGCAATAGAAAGATACAAAAAAGATTTTGAGGAAGAAGACCCCAAAGAATACGAAAACCGTGAGGAAGACGGTTGGGAATATATGAACTGGGTCAGAGAATATGTTGAAGAAGAATACGAAGAAGCATACCTAGAATGGTTAAGAAATAATGTACAAGAAGATAATGATCTAGGCAATGATGCCAGAGAGGCCGCAAGACAAGACTATAATGTAGAAGATTGGATATATCGCAACTACGATTATATGAGCAGTTTCCTTAATGATTATGGCTATGAGTATGGTGGTGGTAGTGGCGATGTTGAAGGTGTTGCAGATGAATTATGGAACTGGATAAAGGATAACAGTAAATTTGATAGTTATCCAGAAACAGGAGATTACGATGATACTTACACTACAACTAGTTGGGCAGTAGAAAAAGACAGCAGTATTGAACCTGATGAAGGTACAGGAGCAGAACTAATATCACCTGTGTTTGACAGTCCTAGAAAAATGCTTGAAGAAATGAGAAGTTTATTTCAATGGAGCGAAGAAAACTTTGGCACTAATAATTCTACAGGACTTCACGTCACAATGAGTTGGCAAGGTAAAAAAGCAGAACAAAATAAATTAAAAATGGCACTACTGTTAGGTGATGAATACTTACTTGCAGAGTTTGGCAGACTTAAAAACAGTTACACAAAAAGCCAATATCGAAATATTTTAAAATATGCTGAAGGCATGAAACGTGGAGATGCAAAGAGTTTTAAACAGTTTGAAGAAATGCTCACAAAAGGTATAGATACTGGTAAGTTTAATAGTATACATTTCAAAGGCGAAAAAGACAATGACTCAGAAAACAATCTTGTAGAGTTTAGAATAGCCGGTGGTACAGATTATAACACAATGTATGAAAAAGTTGTAAAAGCCTGTGTGAGATATGCTACCATAATGAAAGCAGGTTATGAAGAAGATGCATTTAGAAAAGATTATGTAAATGCTGTATTTAGATTATTGCGTAAGGCACAGGAAATAGATCCTAACAAATTAAAAGATTTAGAAGTAGTTAATCACGAAGTAATAGACTCTGCAAAAAGTATTGTGGGCAAAAAAGATTACTTTGATGTTATTAAATTATTAAGTACCAGTGTTGAATATTTACAAGCCTATAAAGAACTGAGTGATCCTGATGCAGATAAACAATGGAAACAGAGTATAAAGGATTACGAAAAAGGTACTGGTGACAAAGTAGAGATAGAAGAAGTAGAAGAAAAAGAGCCAATGACAGGATATATTATGCCTTCAGCCCTAGCACCTAGCAGAAGAGCACCTGGCGAATTAGACAAAGCACAAGACAGATTTGGGTCAGCAATAACATTGTTGGCAAGAGACATAGCAGATGGCAATAACAGAGCACCTGTTAGTGCTAAACACATTGGTGCATTTAGAAAGTTTGCCAAAGAATTAAAACTAGATATAAAACAAATAGAAAAACTGGCCTTGTCAGGAATGAATAATTATAATTTTGATGGAACTGACAAAGAAAAAATAGCAAGATTACAAAAAGGTATAAATTCTTTATTCAAGCAAGACATAATTAAGAAACCAGAATATCTGTCAATCAAAGACGTTGATGTTATCGGTAGTAAAATGTGGCAGTTCTATCAGTCAGATGATGCCAAAGATAATGGCAAAATGGATAAACTTGCAGACTTACTGGTTAACCTAAATCCCTCAAATAACAAAATAGATGTTGAAGAAATATTAAGAGAATTACCACAAGAAAGAAGTGAAAATGGATTTTATGCTAAACTGAAAGGCTCCGGCTGGAATACAAGAGTATCATTATTAAAGAACAACGGTATAACAAGTAAAGGCTCAGCACAAGAATTATTAAAATTCTTAGAACCATATGGTGGTTACAAACACCCAACAAGTCCAGACCATCACGTTAATATAAAGAGTGATGATCCATATACAGACGTATTTCTAATGAGGCTCACACAGAGATTAAGAGCCAGGTTGGACCATTTAAAAGACCTGGAAAGGGAAGACAAAGAAAAATATGTAAGTATTGCTAAACAAGTAAGCAAACTAGGAATAGAATTACTAGAGGCATTGAAGCCTAAAAAACTTGATCCATATGACGGCCCAAATTATCTGGCTTCGCACAATGAACTAGATCGATGGAATGATGTAATGGACAGGCTTGTAAAAGCAGACAGTGAAATAGGAACAGATGAACAAACATTCAATTTACCTGCTCTTATTGATGATTATGTATTAGCATCTATCAATTTAAATAATTATTATAGAGAAAAAGAATTAGGTACAACAATTAGTTCAGAAATAAAGTCATTAATTAAAGAACGATTTGCGGCAATAAAAAAATTCTTATCAGCATTTGATAAAATATTCCAGAAAGAAGGATTTGTAAATCTTAAACAAGAAATAAAAGCCAAAAATACTTTGGATAAACGCAACAAAGACTTTGAAAAGAATGTCAGAGACAACGCAAAAGCAAAACTAAACATACCAAGTCACAGTTGGGTGTACATAGACAAAGACTTTTTTGACACTATTACTGATGACAACTACGAAGACAGAGCGGCATATTTAGATAATCATATAGAACATTTTAATGACAAAGTAAACCAATCTAAAGTTTATGTCATACCTTCCAGTCATTTTAGCGATGCCGAGGACGCCACTAATGGCTTAGAACTCATAGACACTTTTGAAAAAAACAAAAACTATTATCACACCTGGCGTAAAAAGGGTTATAAAAAAATAGTAAATAGATTCAACAACAAATATGGTTATAGTTGGAAGGACTTAATCGACCCAGATAAGTTTATTCAAGGCGATGGTGATGTATATCAAAAATTACAAAGACTTGGTATTGAAGTCACTCACAAAGGCGACAGCAGAAAAGGTGCACCTGGACAAGAAGATTTATTTC